GGCCGCGTACTGGTGTTTGGGGCGGACCCTGCCGGCTGGTCCGTCGAAGCCGTCGCTGGTCCGCTCGTCGGCGGCTGGATCGCGCTGACGATCGTGGCCTCAGCGACGCATTTGATCCCTGCGATCGGACCTGGCGATCCGACCGCTCACGGCCGGCAGCGTCACGTCCTTGGGCGTGCCTCGAACCTACGCCTTGCCGTCATCAACTTCGGCGTGGCCTTCCTCTCCGCGGGGCCCCTGATTGGGATCGGAATGCTGACCGCAGCGGGTATCGTCGGCGTCGCCCTGGGCCTGGGTGCAACGGCCGTTCTACTCAGCGCCGCGATTCGGATTGGCATTGGCTGAGTGGTTGGCGCCGAAGGCGTACCCAACACGATGGCGAGATCGTGGGGCCGCAACGGCAGCCCGTCCCGCTGCCGAGGCAACTCGCGACCATCGATGTCCTTTCGGGTGGGCGACTGAGCATCGGCCTCGAGTCGGCATTTGGAGCCGAGCTCCGAGCCTTCGAGGCCTCGCTCGCCGGCCGCGAGGCGGGCACGATGATCTTGCTGGTGAGACGAACCCGTCGGCAACCTGTCGCGAGCGGATATCGAGCCAATCGTGAGCGTCATTAGACTGGCCGAGATGACATGGAACGCGCCATCCTGACCGCGCTCCACGGGGCCGACACCTGAGCGAGATGCGGGCGGTACCACTCCGTCGTCTGGGTCTGGGTCAACGGGAGGACCAAGCTAAGGGCAACGCAAATCCTGGCACCTTACGCTAATCCTAGAGCGCAAAACCCGGCCGATTCTCACCTCCATCCGATGGGCTCCGCAGCGTGGATGAAGTGGCTTCGCGCCGTCGGCTGGGGGCTTTTGCGCTGCATCTCAAGATCCGTGCCGCGAACCAAGGAACCGCCGACGAATCGGCTGAAGGTCGTGGTGCGGACACTTGGTGGCCGCGCTTCGGATCTGCGACCCTCTGAGCCGCGCCATCTGATCGCTGTCATACGGGCATAGCACTCCGACGGCGACACGGTTCACGCTTGGAATCGGGCTCCTTGTCCTGCAGGTCACCGAGGACCGTAGTGCCCCGGGCCTGCCCCACGCTCGCCGTTAGCCCGTTTGTCAGCATGGCACGATTTAATCTGTCCTCGGCAATCTGCGCGAACTGGGTCCAAGGACGGGATGGACGGGGGCACAGGAATGGACGATCTTCGAGCCAGGTTCGACGAGGCTACACGGGCGGGGAACGAGAAGTTCGACGAGGTCCGGCGCCTCCGCGAGAAGAATGATCTCAACGTGGACGCGCTTATCACTAAGACGATCCAGTTGCTCGAGCTGGCCGAAAAGGCCGAAGGGCTCAAGGACAACCCGGGGGTCGCGGCGGCGCTAGCGGGCATCCCAGAGTTGGTAGGGCGAGCCGAGGCCATCGATCAGCGTAACAAGGAGTTGGCCGTCAAGACCAAGGACGGGTTGGCCCGCCTATCGGAAGCGTGGCAGTACACGAATCGTGCTGGCGAGTTGTTATTCGAGGCCGCCGCCCTGGCGGCGTCGGGCACGAACCCCGCTGATCCTGCCTACCGTCGGATTGAAGAGGCGGTGGCCCTGCTCGAGGCGAACGTCGAACCGAGCGCGATCCCCGAGGATCGGGCGTAAGCAATGCAACCAAGCGATTGGATCGCCATGATCGCTATCGGACCGACCATCCTGGTCGCCTGGCGGTCTGGAGCCGTGACCGCAGCCCGCTCGACCGTGGACCGGAGCTCCGCCAGGCCGGACTTGATCAGCTCGACCGATCCGCCAGATGCGGACAGGTCCGACACGACGGCCTGGTGGCCGCCTCGAACAGCCGACTGGCCTCGGCGTGGGCCGCAGCCCGTCGCCGGTCACCTTGACCGCGAGCGGCCGCAGCCCGTCCATCATCGTCGTCAGCATCCGACCCAAAGGAACCAGGGTAGGGATTCCTGGGCGGCATGTCGTTGCGATTCGCGACCCGGGTCAAGGCCAGCTGATACCTTCGTTGACGACCCGGATCGGACTGCCGCAGTGCACGTATTGGCGTCCGCTGGCGTCCATCGATGCTGCCGGTACGCACGGATCGGCGATTCGATCGAACTTCACGACCGGGGTCGTGCGCCCCTAATGCTACCGTCGTTGCTACCGCCTCGACCCTTGACCATTGGCTACGCCACGCTCGATCCAGCTGTCCGGTCGAGTTCAGGTTCGGGCCATTTCGAATCTCGGAACCACCAGTCGGCAAGGGCGTCGGACATCTGCTCCGAGTCGACCTCGCGCTGGACCTCCGCGTCGCCCACCCTGGCGGTTCCGGGCAGCCTCTCAATGCTCTCAGTCGTGCCGTCAAGGTAGCTGTATAAGGCCCGCCACAGTTTGAGCAGATTCTCAACGTCGCTGTGAAGTGCCCAAATCCACCGGGCTGTGTAGCCTGAGATCTGAGCTGATGACCCGGGCCTATCGCGCTGGGCGGCTGCGAGGACCCGGGCCCGATCGCCGACGACCGCCTTGTCCGTCCGGAATACCTCTGCAGTCCCTTCGAATTGCTGCATCGCTGCCTGGAGCGCACGCAGGCTCTCGACCGCCGACCCGGACACGAGCGTCGAGGTCGCGGGATCGTATTCAAGGAATAGGCCGCCGGTCAGAGCTTCTTGTAAAGCTGCCGCCCGAAGGACCCCAGGAGGGGGTAGCGCCATCGCTAGATACACGATCTTCTGCGCAGTTATGTGCTCCAGCGTGATCGAAGAAGTGAGGTCGTCCGGGATGGCTGGGAAATCGCCATCCTTCAACATCGTGATAGGCCGAGGCATGCTACCGGGCGCGACCTTAATCAGTAGCCGGGCGTTCCACCGTAATTCGTCCAACAGGTTGGCAGCTGCAACCATCCGAGGGAGTGGACCCCGCAGCCCCAGGGTTGCACGGAGCGCATCTGTTACTTCGCGAAATGAGGCGAAACCCTGAATCCAATTTGCTTCGTCGTCAGTCTCGGCCGTGCTCGCTTCGTCGATGAGATCGGTCACCGCCTGCCAGTCGTCGCTCTCGACAGGCGGCTCGACTGGGGCATTCCGATACAGGGTCAGCACGTCGCTTCTGACCAAGGTGAGCATCCGAGGACGAACGCCCGAGCTCCTCTTTAGGTCTCGCGCGTGCCGAAGCTCGGCACGAGTCACCGAGATTCCGCCCTTCGTCGTCGCGCCGGCACGATAGCCGACGATGAGCACGTATATGTCCGCGTTGTCAATGCCAGCGAGGGACGCGGTAGCCGCCTCGCGATCCAATGGGTGAGGAAAGTCGGCGGTCTCACTGGTTCGGACCTCGAAACCGTTCTCCTCAAACCAATACCGTAGGGCAGACCGAAGATCTCGAAGATCCTTGATCGTCGAGCTGACGAAGACGATCGGCTTGACCATTCGAGGAGGATAAGTCGCCCAGGGCGCTGCGGCTCGGCCAGACCGAATGACGCCGGTCCCCTAAGTCCCCGGGTTCTACAGACATCTGAGAGCGGGATCGCCGGCTTAACGCCGCCGCCTACGGGTTCACGTGCTAGGCCGTCGACGAGCGCCGGCGCTTATTTACCCAGCACGCCTATACGAATCCACCGGTGCCCGACGAGCGTCCTGGGCTGCGCGGCGCTCCATACGGCGCGCGATTTCTGGGTCGAACTAATCCTTCTCCCAGTCGTAGACCCTGAAACGAAGCGTCTTCGCATTCTCCGAGATTGTGCGGACCGTGTCATCAGCGAAACCATCGGCAGCCGAATGCTCCGCCTCGACCTGAAGGGTGACGCGGAGGCGAACCTCCGTTTGCTGGGCTAGCCGGTCGATGACCTCGTCGACAATCTTCGTGAGCTCGGGAATGGGTCGTCGTGGATCGGTAAGGCTCACCTCACCATGGAAGCGCCTGACGCGCCGGACGGCCTCGGTAGCTGCCTTGGGGTCCGACGGCGCCGGCTTCGGGAGCTGGTCGCCCGGCAATGGGTCTGGTAGAACCGAGCCGTCGACGATCAGGCTCGTGGACGTGATAGGCGTTTCCGCGATACGGCCAGCGACGATCCCGCGGTACTCACCCGGGGCCTCTCGTGCGGCTGCGTAGGCGAACGTCTCCGACCGCCATAGAAGGCTCGACGATCCGTCCCGCACGGCACCTTCGAGGACGGAGATATCCCGCAGGCGAGGCAGATACGGGTACTGGGCGAACCAGCTCCACAGTTGCTTCAGGCCGAAGGCGTGGTCGGCGGTCCACCTCTCCTTGAGCGCGCCATCGAGGACCAGCCGGAGATTCACGCCTCCAAACTTGGTGATCAGATGCTCCTCGTTTCGGAGCTTGGCGCCGGCGCGTACGGCCAGGGGATCTGATCCAGACACCTTGACCGGGCGCACCGCCACCTTCGCCAGCGGGTCAGTTTGCTCCGGCACGAGGAGCCACTGGTAGGTCTCGGGGATCCGGGCGCGCGAGGACTCGTCCGCGCCGTCGCGCTGCGATTTGGCCTGGTTCCGCTGGAACGCATCGAGATTGAGTCGGCCGGCCTCACCGTCGTCGACGATTGCGCTCCAGGCGAGGTACTCGCGAACGGCCGTTGTCAGCTCGGCGAGCCGGAGGTGGTCGGCGACCAGGAAGACGAGCATGTTCTGGTTTGTGCGGGCCCCGGCTCCTCGGGAAGCGAGGATCTCTCCGGCCGCTGTGGCCGCCTTCGACGATGCGGTTTTGGCGTCGTGCGGGTACTCGGGCCCCAGCGCGACCAGCGCGACCTCGTCCTCGTCCGGCACGTCCGAGCCCGATTTCGGTGACGGATGGACACGGGCGAACGGGCCCCGATCGGCAAGAGCGACCTTGAGCCGCCGCTCGATCTCCATCTCGACCCGGTCGTCGGCCTGCTGCTCGGCCCGGTCGCGGGCGAGCTGGTTGACTGACGGCTGGGTCGCGTACCAATAGCGACCGCTGTTCTCGTACAGGTAGGTCGCCTGGCCCGCGAGCTTGCGCAGGGCGTCACCGAAGGTCGCCGGTGTCTCGCCGGGCTGGACCGAGCCGAGGAGGATCCGTCGATCGTCGATGCCGCGGTTCGCGGCAGCTCGCAGCGGCGCTGAGCCGAGGAAGACGGTGCGTGCCACTCGGCGGGCGGCGGAGTAGCGACCGTACGTCCCGGCGTTCTCCTGGTCCAGCCGAAGCGGCAACGACCCCACGCCATCGACATCGCTCTCGATGATCGGCTGCCAACCGTCGTCGAGGTACTGCGTCAGCTGCGGGAGGACCGCCGTGTCATCCAGGGGAACCGCGGCCGGCAGGATGAGGAGGTTGCCGTCCTGGCGCTCCCAGAGCGCGTGGACAACGGCCGCCATGAACTTGAGGACGCCGCGCGTCCGCTGGAACCGCTCGAGGGTTGACCAGTCGTCGAAGAGCCGGTCGAAGAGCTCAGGGTGGATCGGGTAGCAGTTCCGAATCCGGTCGAGGTACGCCTTTTCCTTCGTCTCGGCCGGGAAGCTCCCTTGGTGTTGCGCGTACATCTCGCCGAAACGCTGGACGACCTCGTCGCGACCCTTCGCACCATCAGGCGTGAGTGGCTCGAGGAGACGGCGGCGGACGATCTCGAACGACTCCTGCGCCGCTGCCGGGCGCCACGGGGCATCGACCCGATGGACCACGTGCTTGAGCGATTCGAGCGCCTTCTGCCCACCCTCCCCGCCGACCTCGATGGCCGAGGACGGCAGCGAGACGACGAGCAGGGCGCCCGGAACCTGATCGACCGCGCCGGTCAGCTGCTGGGCGAACGAGAGCGCGGCATCGAACGTCCCGCCCGGGAGTTCGTCCTTGCCCCACTGGAGCCGGGCATACGTCACCCACTCATCGATGAGGATGACGACCGGGGCATGGTCGGCAAGCAGCTTGCGCAGCGCGTCGGCCCCAGGGGGAACTGCTTGCCGGTCGGCCTCGGCGACGGTCGCGAACGCCTTCGCGCCGCCGAGTTTCCAGGCGAGCTCGCCCCACAACGTCCGGATCTCGGTGCCATCCACCACCCGCGGCGTGATTGGCGAGAGCGCCGTGCCGACGAGCGCCGCCCGGGCGACGCGTGGGAGCACAGTCACCTTGGCGTCGGTCAGCACACCTTCGAGGCCCGGCAGGCTCGCGATCTGGACGGTCGGGTCGGCGAGGTGCCAGAGGGCAAGCATCGAGTGGGTCTTGCCGCCGCCGAATGTCGTCTGCAGGTCGAGGACAGATTCGCCACCGGTGCCGGTCAGTCGCCGAAGGGCACCGGTGAGCAGAAGCCGGAGCCCCTCGGTGAGGTACGTTCGGGCGAAGAACTCACGTGGATCGACGTACTCCTTGGCGCCCTCGCCCCGCGCCACCTGGGCGAGGTCTGCGGCGAACTCTGCCTGTCGGAAGTTGCCGGACGCCACATCGGGGTGCGGGGTGACGAGCGTTCGCCACGGCGCGAGTCCCTTGAGCGGCTCCGCGGAGACCGCCGTCGCCGTCGTTTGTTGCGCCTTCAGCTTCTTCGCGGCGTCGATGCTGTCGCTGAGCGCCGCGATCTTCGCCTTCAGGAGCTCGTCCGCCTGGGGCGCCGCCACGGCCCGCAGGAGCCGCTCAGCCGTGTCGAAGGCACGATAGACGTCGTCGTTATTGAACGGTTTGCCGGTCCCGTGCGCCCAGCGGTTGCGGGTCTCACGGAGTTCGGCGACATAATTGCGTTCAGCCACCCCCAGCGTCTTCCCCAGGGTCTCCCTCCAGTGGAACTGGATGGCGTTGAGGAGGAACTGCGGGTCGTTCGGGTCGGACGAGGTGAACGAGCCGGTCGTCATTTCCTTCTCGGCGGCCACCGTTGACACCCAGGTCGGGCCATACGCCTTCGTGAACTCCTCCTCGACGACCGGTCTCAGGCCGGCCACGAGGACGTCGAGCATCCGCCCGATGCGCTCCTTGTTCGTGGTAGCCATCCGGCTCCCCTTCAGCTCTCGAAACCGAGGCTCGCCTGGGCCGACTCGCGCGATCGTGCCCGTTCGACACCGCGGACGAGGTCCGGCCAGGCAACTACGAGTGTGTTGTATGCGCGGGCCTCTTCAGTCCAGCGCTTCCGCTCGGCTACGTGGTACAGGCGATAGGCGAGGTCGCGGGCGACCTCGCCGATGCCGCCGGTCTGGGCAAGAAGCGCGGCCGCGGCCGCCTCACCGTCGATGAGTAGGGCTCGGATGAGGCGCTGCATCGCCTCCCACACAGGCACCCGCTCATCCGTCGCGGGGTCCCAATCAGCGCTGTACTCCTCGCGAGCGAGAAGCCGGACGCGGCCACGGGCCGCGGCCAGGATCCCCGCATCGACAAGCCCTTCGATTGACGTGTTCTTCGCCTTTGAGAGGGTCTCGGACGTCCCGAACGCCGCGTCCTTCAAGCCGAACTGCTCGTACCAGGCGATCGCCCAGCGGGTGTCGGCGTCGAACTCGCCCTCCTGTTCGGTGAGGATTTCGTCTAGGGCTGTATTGATGAGCGCGAGCGCCGCGCGGACACGCATCACCGAGCCGTCGGGTTCGAGGACCTTGGGGTACCGGCTGAAGATCGCCATCCCCGGGCCGATCGACGCCTGGGCGAGATCCACCGGGGCGATGTTCCCATGCTGGAGCGTTCGGAGAGCCTCGGGCAGCTCACGTTTGAGCGCGGCAACGAAGTCCTTGCGCGTGGTGACCCCAGCCTCGCTCTGCCGTGGCCGGCACACCAGTACGATGGACGAGGCAAGGGCGTTCGACCCGAGCGATCGCATCCTATTGCCGAGCTCGCTCCTCATGGGCCATGTCCCGTGGATGGCAAAGCCGGAGCGAAGCAGACCTTCGAGCATCGTTTCCCAGCCGGTCGATGCCAGCCCGCCGTCGCTCGCGTACCTGTCGTCGCTTTCGGTCTGCCTGAATGCGTAGTAGACGGTCACCGGATACTCCGAGTCGACTTCCTCATGGACCTTTTCGAAAGCCTGTCCAAGGCCTCTCTCGAAGTGGTCGCGAGCTGCCTCCCGTCCTCCAAAGCGTGCGACGTCTGCAATGAGCTCGGCGGACTTAGGGCTCAGCACCGTGGCGAAGAGATCCGGCTGAACCGTCACCAGGGTCCGACGCAGCCACACGTAGAAGAAGTCGGAGAGATCGGCGTATGGGACGTTGTCGTAGTACGGCGGGTCGGTCGAGACGATCACGCGGCCAACAACTGTCGATCCTGCAGCGGCGTCTGCCTGAGTCACAATACCTGGCTGACCGCCCCCAAGTCCGGCAACCACCTTCGGTATGAACTCGAATGTCTTGTCCCAGCCACCTCCTGATGGGCCGATGGGGTTCGCCTCGGCGTAATCCCATGCCATCGGGATTGCCTGCCTCGCGAACATGTGACCCACATGCTGCTTGGCGGCATCCGGTCGCCATTGACATAGAGCGTTATTCAGGTCGGCCATTCGCCCAACCGCAAGACCGAGATAGGTCGCGACCGCATCGGCGTAGGCCTGGGCGCCGCTGTCGCCGCCGTGAAGAGCGGTCCGCTCGCTGTGGAAATCGGCCCCGAGGGCGTCGCGAAGGACACGTGAGCGCCCCTCGTGGACAAGATCGCTGTATGTCGTGAGGGCGACGAGCTGGCGGGGTGTGAACAAGTCACAGAACCGTGTCAGCCCGTAGCGCGGCGCGCCCATATACTGCGGGTGCGTAGCAAGTTCCTCTTCTGGCCCCCATGAGGGGTTCGCCGAGTTGGCGACCCGGACCTGTTCCGCCTCGGGCGGCAGGTAGATCCGGCCACGAGTCCCTTCGGCTACGATCGCCACGAGCTGAGCGCCCATGCGCCCAGCACGCGACTCAGTCTTCATATGGTCGTCCGAAGCTGCTTGCTCACAGACGAGGCAGCGAAAGTTCGCGCCCCGGCCGGTCCTGGCCGGCTCGGGCACTACCCCATGCGGCCCGCCGATCGTGAAGGAGATCGTCTTTGTCGCGCGGTTGACAAGGGGGACGGCCCACGCTTCCTTCCCCGGCTTCTTGCTGAGCTCGAACGAGCGGACGAGTGGCATCTGTGCGCCGCAGGCGGGGTTCGGGCAGGTCACCGTGCGGGCCCAGAGCCAGGCGACGACGGTCGCCTCCCCCCCGCCATGCTCCTTCGGGAGACGGACCATCGGGTAGAGGTGGCTAATGCGGCGCTCAGCCTCGTCACTCATCCAGGCGCCGTAGCGGCGGACATCTTCGGCGAGCCCGGCAGCACCCTTCCAAGTGCCCGTGCCGCCCACGCCGCGACGAGCGTCAGGGTGGACCGGCGGTCGGTTGACGAACTCCGGCGGGATTTCGATGAGCGCCTTGGTGATGAGGACTGCGACCGGGTTGAGGTCGCTCGCGTAAGCCGCCAACCCCAACCGCTGGGCCTCGAGCGGGATGCTACCGCCGCCGCAGAAGGGATCCAAAACGAGCGGCGGGTTACCGCCGGTGGAGCGGCGGATCTCCGCTCGGGCTTCTTCGAGGACCGCCTCGTTCGTGGTGTTCTCCCACTGAACGAGCCGCTCGATGATCCCGAACAGCCTGGTCCGCTCATCCTCCTGGGCCTTCTTAGTCGGGAAGTGCTCCGCGTCAGATGAGGGATCGTCGACCAGGCTGGCGAAGAGGACGGCCCGACAGGTAGCGAGCGGCTTGCGAGACCACCATAGGTGGAGCGTGCTCGGGTGCCCGTGGCGGATGCTCTTCTCCCGAGCCGACGCGACGTTGATCGCCTCGAGCGGGAGCGCGACCTCGATGAGTTTCCGCTTGGGTTGATCGCTCACGCGGAGATCTCCACTAACTCACCCTGCGAGAGCAGTTCCTTGATTGCATAGTTCACCGACGTCGCGGCCGGATCGGGTGCGATGGCGAACGGTCGCCTGAGGTAGATCGGGTCCGCGACCTTCTCGCCGTCGACGGCGACGATCGCGAGGTACCAGCGGTCAGGCACATTCAGGCTCTTGGCGATCTCGTTGCGAGTAACGGTCAACGTCGTCGCCCCCTGCGCACGGCCCTTGACTTCGATGAGGCGGAGGCGGCCATCGGGTTGGCGAGATTCGATGTCCCAGCCGTAGTTGCGATCCGAGACATCTTGCGGGGTGCGGCCGGCCGTCCGCTCGGCGGCCGCGACCGCCTCCATCGCAAGGCGCTCGACTCGGCGGGTCTCCCGGGCGAACCGCTCAACGTCGCGGCTGGGGCTCCCGCTCAAGCGCTCGAGCAGACCCTGGGGTACGACGATCGCACCGCCGACAACGACCGGCGGCAGGGCCTGGATCTGGGCCTCGAGGTCGAGCTCGCGCATCCGCGAGCGGAGGCGATCGGCGAGGTCATCGGCCCGTTGGCGGGCGACGCTGCTGGCGAGGCGGGTCTCCTTGCCCGCCCGTTCTTGCTCGCGGAGACGGGCGTACTGGCTGTCCCAATAGTTGATCTCGTAGGTCAGGCGGGCGTGGACCTCCCGGCGGGTCCGCTCGACCCGATCGAGCGTCCGTTCGCGGACCTCGGCGAGATGGGAGCGGGCCAGCTGCTCGATCGCGTAACCGATGGCGCGGGCTTCGAGCTTCGAGCCGGCGAGCCAGCCGGCCGCATCGATCGTCGGCGCGACGAGAGCGCGTTCCTCGTCGGAGCTCGGGCGATAGTCGAGGTAGGGAGCAGCGCCGGCACCGTGAGCACCGTCGTCGTCGAGCTCGACGAACTCGAGGCGGCGGCTCACGACGATCGGATGCCCGTCGCGGGTCTGCCGCCCATCGACGATCGCGTGCTCAAGGTAGACAAGGGCCCGAGGGGTGGCTGAGGGGTCGGACTCGTCAACCAGGAGCGCCCCCCGGCGCAAGAGTTCACGGTGGTCCTGGAGGATGAGATCGATCGTCGCCTCGAGGAGCGGGTGACCAGGACACACGAACTCGGCGAGGGGCAACCCGGGTACGGCGACCCGGGTCTTCTCGAACGCGATTCGCTCATACGCGCCGAGGACTCCCGGACGCATCGCGGCTTCGCGAGCGCGATCGCGGATCCGACCCGGCACCTTCGTCAGCTCATACCGATCGGGTTCGCGCTCGCGGACCTGGCCACCCAGTCGACGGTAGGCGAGCAGGAAGAAATCGCGGACGTAGAACGGCTGCAGCCGACTCGCATCGGCCCGCTCCAGCTCGTCACGGACGGAGGCGACCTTTGTGGTGTCCAGAACATCCGCGCCAAGCGCTCGTGTCGCGAGTAGGAAGCGGAGTTGGCCAACGTCGAGCGCGGCATCGATGACCTGGGTCATCTGCGCGCGAACCTCGGGGCTGTCGCCATGGCGGATCGCCTCGATCAGGAGCTGCCGCAAGGGCTTGCCCTCGAAGGTCAGTTCGCCCAGGACATCGAAGACCGTCCCGCCCAGTGCCTCGGCCTGGACCGCGAGCTTCTCCAGGAGGCGGGCATACACGTCGCCCTCACGGGTCTTGTCGGCCACGAGGTTCCACAGATGGCACGGCTCGGTTCGGCCGATCCGGTGGATTCGCCCAAACCGCTGCTCGAGCCGGTTCGGGTTCCAAGGCAGGTCGTAGTTGATCATGAGGTGGGCCCGCTGGAGGTTGATCCCCTCACCGGCCGCATCGGTCGCCACGAGGACGATGGCCTCCGGATCATTTTTGAATCGCGATTCTGCGGCCCGGCGCTGGTCGCGCGGAACCCCGCCATGGATCGCGACGATCGCCTCGGGCCGCCCCAGGAATGTGCCGATTCGCTCGACGAGGTAGTCGAGTGTGTCGCGATGCTCGGTGAAGATGATCAGCTTGCGCCGCCCGCCGCCCGCGTCCTTCATCTCGGGCGCGTCCTGGAGAACCCGCGAGAGCTCAGTCCACTTTGTGTCCGTGCCGAGCCTCCGGACTTGGGAGGCAAGGGACTCCAACTGCTTGAGCCGCTCGATCTCCAGGCGCAGCTCGGCGATCGTCGAGGCAGCCGTAGCGAGATCGACCGCAGTCTCTTCGGCGGCCTCGGCCTCCTCGGCGGTTGCCTCGTCGTCGTCGATCTCTTCGATGTCGGCGACCGTGAGCGCGGCGAGCTCGGGTTGGTTGATCCGCGCCTGGGCGCCGTCGCGCTGGACCATCGTGTCGGCGAGCGTCCGCTCGAGGCGGGCCAGTCGACGCTTCAATGACATGTGGATCGCCGCGGGCGATGACGCCAGGCGGCGCTGGAGGACCATCAGGGCGAACCCGACGATCAGGCCGCGCTTGCCCTCCCCTGCCGCCTTGATCTTCTCGGCCCGGTTCATCTCCTCGCGGACATACGTCGTGACCTGCTGGTACAGGTCGGCCTCAGGGCCCGAAAGGTCATATGGCACGACATAGGCATAGCGCGGCGGGAAGAGCGGTGTCCCATCGAACTTGACGAGCTGCTCCTTCATCAGCCGGCGCATCAGCTCGCCTGGGTGCGAGACCGGCGGAGCGGCATCGGTCGCCTTGCGCTTGTGTCCGGCGAACCGGTCTGGGTCGAGCAAACTCATGAACAGCTCGAAGTCCTCCTCCTTGCCGTTGTGCGGCGTCGCAGTCAGGAGGAGGAAGTGACGGGTGTGTGGTCGGACCCGTTCCGCCAGCAGGCGACGCTTCGTCTTCTTGACCTCACCGGAGAAGAGCTGGGCCGAGAGTTTGTGAGCCTCGTCAAAGACGACGAGGTCCCAATCGGGAGCGTTCTCAAGAAGGAGCTGGAGGTCCTCGTCGCGGCTCAGCTTGTCGAGCCGCGCGATCTGGAGGTCCGTCTCGGCGAACGGGTTGCCCGAAGCCGAGCCCTCGATCCGATCGCGGCTGAGCAGGGTGAAGTCGAGGTGGAACTTCTCGGCGAGCTCGGCCTGCCACTGCTCGACCAGCGAACCCGGCGCGACGATCAAGCAGCGGCGGAGGTCGCCGCGGACGATGAGTTCGCGAATGAGCAGGCCGGTCATGATCGTCTTGCCGGCGCCCGGGTCATCAGCGAGGAGGAAGCTAAGGGGCTGGCGCGGCAGCATCGCCTCGTAGACGGCGGTGATCTGATGTGGAAGCGCCTCGACGAGGCTCGTGCTAAGCGCGAGATAGGGATCGAACAGGTAGGCGAGGTCGATCCGCTTCGCCTCGCTGGCGAGCTTAAAGGCTTCCCCATCGCCGTCGAAGGCCCAGGGCTTGCCTTCCTCGACGATGCTCAGACGCGGCTCGTCCTCGCGGTAGACGAGGCGCTCGGCGACGGCGCCGTCGGCGGTCCGGTAGGTCAGCGTTAGGACCTCGGAGCCATGCCAGCTGACGTCGACGACCGTCACGGCACGGTCCGCGACCACGCCGGAAATTAGAGCGCCTTTGGCCAGCTCTTCGAGACGGGCGATGCCGAACCTCCCCTATCGGTGCCATTGGGCGACGCCTTCGCTCAGCCCGATTGTACGGGCGCGAGCGCGCGCACCGAGTTAGTTCGCGAGGATGCAGGCCGGGTCGTCAACCAGCAAGGCGCCCTATGTACATCTATGGGTTCGAGACACTTTCCTTCGTCAGGCCCTGATCGCCCGAAGGAACAATCTGACTCGTATCAGCACGGGGTTCGGCCGCCCGACTACGGCCGCTTGATCCTGGCCCGCAGCAGCTCGACGAGCGCCCACACGAACAGGATCTCGTCGGCGTATGGCCCGGGGTCGTAGTCGGGCCCTGCGTCGTCAAGTCGGCTCTGCCAGTGGTGCTGGATCCCGAACATGTAGGTCCGCGCATCGTCGATCGTGATCTTGGGATCGAGATGACCCGTTCGAACGACCGATTCAGGACAGCGCCGAGCGCTGGCTGGCAGCGGGGGCGCTAGGACGGTGCGTTGACTGGGATCGACCCATCAGCGATCACCAAGCGGGCAAAGTAGTCTCCCGGTCGCCGACCAGCGCCTGCGAGTCGGTCATCTCGGGCGTGAAACCATCGGTGCCGCGGCTCACGAACCGCTCCCAGGCCTGCCCGACGACCCCAGACCCGGGGAACAGGTCGTCGAACTCGTCGGCCGGGTCGGCACCAAGCACGTCGATGATCCAGTCGCAAAAGACATCAGGCTTCGCCCCGTGGGTGCCCCGGCGTGTTGTGATGTTCGCGACGACGTAGTCACGGACACTCGGCCGGTCCTTCGTGCCGCGCGGCCGTGCCGCGACGAACAGGACCGGCTCCCACGCATACTGGACGCGGTTGCTCGGCTTCCAGCTGCACCACGGTTTGCACCACGCTGCGACCCGGGCCTCCGGGGCGAGGCTGAGCATGTGGCCGAGCGATGGCGATGATGCCGACAGCGCCCACCCGTCGTAGGTCCGCAACCGGTCGACCAGCGCGGGGAAGTCGACCTCGGCAGCCTCGATCCCGGACGGGTCGTGGGCGTAGTGCCGCTTGGCTTGGCCGAGGTAGGGTGGGTCGGCGTAGGCCAGCCTCACGACTGCTTTCCAGATCGCTGCCTAGCGATGGGACAGGACGCGCGGCCCACGTGCTTGGCCTTGGCGGCCGGTCCGGCAAGGGAGCGATCAGATGGCGGCGGGTTGAGGCTGCCATTGACCTGCTCACACGCGCCGCCGACAGGCGACAGCGCCGCGGCAGCCAAAGCCGCCTGCGTCGCCTTCGTCGTCCTGCCTCGTTCGAGTGCCATACGACGAAAATAGGGTCCGCTATCATCGCGTCTAGCCTGCGACCATAAATGAGGCCACCGATCCAATTGGTCGAGATCTCGGACTCACCCCACGCGATCGTCGTGGCGTTGTGCGCGTGCTTCCGGTCAGAGCACGGCCACCCTCGACCCTGCGCTGCGTCTTTCAGTACCTCCGCGCGACCGGACCGCCCAGGTACATACGGCCGCTTCTGCCTCGCCTGCCGCCGAGCGGCTCGGCGATCAGGCCAGCTCAGGCGGCGGGCGCGCGAGCGACAGCTCCAGACGGTGCGCCACTGTGCCTGGGCCGACTGTAAGGAAGGAGAAGACGGGGGACCCTGCGAGGTTCCGCCGGCGCGGACGTATTGCGGCCGCGCTCATGCTGGTGCGGCTCGGCGAGGACGGGGTCGCCACGGCGGCGACATCCGCTGTGGCTGTCGGGCGCAAGCGCATCGCGACCGCCACGGCCGACCCTGTGGCGCGCCGCTTGGCTACGTTCGTCGCTCGCGGATCAAGCGTGCCAAGCGCCATTACTGCCTCGATTGTCGGCTCGACCGCCCCTGGCTCCAGGCCGCGCCGCCACCGTGCTTCTGCCAGCGCTGCGGCCGAACCTTGAGCCGAGGGGCGATGACCCGGTGTTCAGCCTGTCGTCGACTCGAACGGGAGCGCGGGTCCTACCGCCATGAGCGGGATGGCAAGGTCCTCGACCTTCTTGCCGCCGGCTGGAGCCATCGCCAGATCGCCCGCGAGCTACCGATCGCCCGCGCCACCGTCGCCCGAATTCGCGCCCGGCTGGGCGTTCCGCCACGTCCCGCGCCGCCGATCGAGCCGACCCATCCTGGACTCGGGACGATGGAAGGCTTCCAGTACCACGAGCGACACAAAGAAGCCCTATGCCCTGCCTGCCATACGGCGCACGATGCCTACCTGCGCGACCGTGACCATGGACGTAAGGAGGGTCGGCCCGGGGTCGGCCGGCAGCCACCATCCGCCGCGACCCTGGCCGACTACCGTCCGCTTGGCCGGCCCCGCCAACGAATCGTCCACGGGACGGCTGCTGGGTACAGCGCCCACCGGAAACACCACGAGGCCCAATGCGACGCCTGTCTGGCGGCGCGGCGAGCCGCGAACCGGCGCTACGCGGCGAAGACCCGTGCCGCGCGGCCTCCGGCGCGGCTCGGCCGACCAGCGATCTTCATCGCACCGGAGATCGTGACCCGCGTCCTGACCGAACGCTCGGCGGGTCAAAGCTACGCGGTGATCGCCGCAGGCTTCATGGCCGATGGCATTCCACCGCCCGGCACCGCGAAGCGCTGGTACCCCGGGACCGTGCGCACGATCGAGATGCGGGCGACCCCTGAGGCGCACTGAGTCCGGCCGGCTTCACACCCCAATCGCGATCGCCACCTCCGGCCACCTCCGGCCACCTCCGGTCCATCTCCCCCCTTGAGCCGGCGGAGGGAGGCGAACCGTTGACAGAGGCGGGCTCCGTGCTGCATACAGGAAGGTGAGGCGGGGAAGCCGCGGCGATACTCGCGGGCCGGCCAATCGTTCCAATCAGGAGGCACGCCCCACGATCGACACAATGGGCCTGTCGTCGCGGGCGGGTTCCTGGCCCTCTGCGTTCACGACGGCGTGTTTCGGCCGCTGCTGGCGGGGCTGGTCGCGCTGCCCGTGATCCCGGGCGGCCTGAACACCCTCACCGTCATCGTTCTGCTCTTCAGCCTGTGGCATGCGTCCTACGCGCTGGGGGTTCGGCTGACCGTCGTCTTCTTCGCGATCACCGCGGTCACGTCCTGGATCTTCGAGGACATCGGGGTGGCCACCGGGCTCATCTTCGGCCCGTACCACTACACTTCGACTCTGGGTCCGTGGCTCGGATCGGTCCCGGTCCTCATCCCCATCGCCTGGTTCGTGCTGGTCTACCCGAGTTACATCGTGGCCAACCTGATCGTGGACCGATCGTCGGTCGGCACGCCTGGGGGCCACCGCCACCTTGTTGGCCTCGTCCTGCTCGGTGCCCTAGTGATGACGGCCTCGGATCTGGTGGTCGATCCAATCCTCTCCGGCCCGTCCGTTCGCGCCTGGGTCTGGGGAATCGGTGGTCCCTACTACGGGGTCCCGGTCCAGAACTACCTCGGCTGGATCGCGACCACCTTCACCGTCTATCTCCTGTACCGGATGGTGGAGCGACGCGCACTGCCCCAGCCAGTCGGGCAACGCTCCCGTGGTCCAAGCGGGATGCCCGTCCTGGCCTACGCGGCGATCCCGCTCGCGAACCTCGTCTCGGGCGCCGCGCCGGCGGCGATCGCAGTAATCGCGCCCCTCGCCATGGAGACGCCCGGTCGTGGCCGGGTTCGTTCGCCTGGTGAGCCCGACGGCCGGGGCCGCCCGGGCTCGACCTCGGACCAGATGAGCATCTCGAGGAGACGTAGGGGTCCGACCGGTTTGCCTGCTTCAGCCGACAGCCGCGAGAGCGCCTCGAGTTGCACGGAGCTCCCGACGAGATCGCTCCGGAACGAGCGCAGGACGTCAACGGCGATCTCGACCGCGTACCGCTTGTCCTGAGTTCTGTACCGCTGCTTCGCGGCTCCGGTCGCACTGAGGTAGTAGCCGAGGACGACGTTGTCCAGGACCGGGATGAGGGACCGGCGCTTCCGAGGGAGGATCTTCGTGGCAACGGGGACGAGGATGTTTCGCGCCGAGACCGCGGCGTCGAGCAGGCGATAGACGTCGCGGAGCTCGGGGTCGAAGAAACGAAGATCGGCGTCGACCGGGATGGCCACCAACACCGGCTCGCAGGCGGCCGCGACCGCGCGATGGATCCCCTGGAGCTTCCCCGCGCCCATCCCGAAACTGTAGGCGTTCATCATCACCGGAGCGAGCACATCCACGACCGTGATCTGGTCTGGCGCAAGATCCGCGATGCCGTCGTAGTACGGCCACTCCTCCCGGAGGAAGGCCAGCACCCGGTCCTCCGCGTGATCGATGCGGCACCCGGTCTGGATGGAGATCAGCATCGCTCCCTCCTGTGGCGAACCGGCGGTGCGCGGAAATCATCGTGACGGCAGTACCAGGACTTCGCGTCCGAGACTGACGCCGATCCGCTGGCCTACTCCGGAAGGATCCCGAGGTTGTCGAGCATGATGGCCTTGAGGCTGTCGAGCTCGGTGTCCAGCAGGCTACCGATCCGCCTCGCGAAGGCCTTTCGGGGAATCGGCTGGAGGAGATCCACCAAGATCACCGTGTCCGCAGTCAGTCCACCCTGGCCCGCGACCAGAGTGACCTGATATCGGGAGGCTCGATCGACCAAGTGCGACGTAGGTGCTGCGAGTATGTAGGTGAGGGACGCGTCTGCGCATCGGCTGGGGCCATCCATGATCACTACCGGTCGCTCCGGGTGGGACGTCCGATTGCCCGAGATCGAGGTGGGCAAGAAGATGGCCTCATCGTTGACCCACCAGATGTCACCTTGGACGAAGGGTCTCCGGTCGATTCCGGCTGCCCGGAGCGCCTCGTCCACCGATCCTAGTCCGCCGTTCCCAGTACCTCGCGATTCGCGTGGGCGCGCAACCCAGCGAGATCTGCCATGACCTCCGTCTCGAGAGCTGCCCGCTCGGCGGGGGTCCCTCGATTCGGCTGCCGAACGGCGTCCGCGATGGCCTTGAACCGTTCGAGGCCCGTGCGGGGCGTTCCGAGTGCACGTCCGAACGGGATGCTCGTACCGAGCATGAGCTCGTTGTCCTTCTCCCAAGTCGCGATCAGCCGCATCGGAGGGGTGGCATAGGCGACTGCCAACAGGCGGGTCATCGAGGCCTTGCCGTAGGTATCGAGCACCGATGCCACGATCGCGATTTCATGGTCGCGGAGTCGGGGCGCGAACCGCTTGGTGCTTCCCGGCCGGTAGTCCACGCGCTGGTGACCGGCGCCGTCGACGTACTCGCGGATGGTGATCTCGAAGCCGTCCAGCTCTCCACCGATCTCCTTGAGTCCTCGGATCATCGGGCCGTGGTCCCAACGAACCCAGGTAGCGCCGGTCAAGGTCGTTCCATGGCGCCCGAAATGCTCGAGGTCGATCAGGTAGATCAGCTTGGTGAGCTTGACGCGCCCCACCGTGCCGACCGCGCTCACGACATAGGCGATCACTTCCTGCAGTTTGGTGGGAGAGAAGTCTTCGCCTTGGTCCAGCGACACCTCAGCCGCCTCCTTCGCGGTACGAGCATGTCCGAACGGCTCTCGGAATGCAAATGGCGAGTGGTCCTGGTCTCCGGACAGCTCCATCAGGCCGCCATGCAACTGGGGCACGGCAGGTCGTCCGCCACGCTGTTGTCCGCGACGACCTCCGACCAGAAGTGGAACAGCGTCCCGTTGCGGATCGCTTCGACCGCGCATTCCGGCGTCGCCTGGTAGACATCGTGGACGACCTGGGTATTGCGGTCCTTCACTAAGCGACCGAGAAGCTCCCGGGTGACGTGCGCGCGGGCCGTCGCCGACCAGTCGGGAAGCGCCGGCCATCGGCGCAATGCAGCAAATACGGCTCGATGTGAATGAAGGTCATGGCCGGCTCGCCCTTGGCGACTGCCTTGACCGCATCCAGGGTTGGCCCGCAGTCACGGCTCGTGCAGAGAGGCTGGGGTGGCGAAGACGAGTACGAATGGCTTGTGCTCGGCGAGTGCCTGATCCTCGGATAGCTGGTAGAAGCGCGGGTCGGGACTCGTGTCGCTGGTGATGCTGGCCAGCACCCCGCCGGCACGCGCGCTCGTCGGGGTGGGCACCGCGGGCGCCTTGGCCCCGACCCGGACCGCCACCGTGGTCGTGACCGTTAGGCCGAGCTCACTCGACTCGCCCAGCTGGCCCGGTGGGGTGACGGTCACGACCGCCGCCCAGTTGCCCGCCGCGTTAACGTGGTGTCGTAGAACCAGATCGCCCGCTGGTTCGGGATCGCCCACGCGAAAGTGGCCGGAGCAGGAGCGATCACGAACGTATTCTTGTCCTTGTCAATATTGATGAAGCCGACTTCGACCCTGTAGTCCGGGGGTGCCGACAGGCGTCGTGCCGGGCGTCCGGTGTGCCCGTCGCAGCCTTGTCCAACGGCAATGGCAGCGTCGTTGCCGCGATGCGCCGCTCGGCCGCCTCAAAGTAGGTCGGGTCGAGTTCGATGCCGATGAACCTGCGATCCAGCCCGAGCGCTGCCACTCCGGTCGAACCGACCCCCATGAACGGGTCCAGCACCAGGTCCCCCGGGTTGGAACCGAGCTCGATGAGCCAGCGAAGTACGCGGACCGGCTTCTGGGTCGGATGCTTCGGATTCTTGAGGCGTTCGTTACCGCCGCAGGCCGGCGACTCGATGAAGTTGTGCATATCGCGCTGGCGCGTGAAGTTCCAGACGTGACCCTTGTTCCAGGCGGCGACGATCAGCTCGCAGCTGTTGAGGAACCCGGCTCGGCGCAGTTTCGGGGCCGGGTTCGTCTTGTGCCAGACGATGAACTGGAACGTGTCGAAGGCGGGATCGAAGACCTCATGCCAATGGCCGAGGAGGTTGTAGCTGGTGAACGCGAAGATCGTTCCGGTCGGCTTCAGAACCCGCTGGAAGGGGACGAGCCACTCCCCGGGATCGAACGGATCCTGATCCCACGCGGCAATGTCGTTGTTGAAGTCAGACCTCCAGGACATTTTGATGTTGCCCGTCGTGTACATCCCGAGGTTGTACGGCGGGTCGGTGCAGATCAGGTCGATCGAATGGTCCGGAATCCGATCGAGGAGCTCGCCGCTGTCACCATTCCACATCGTGCAGTCGGGTAGGGGTAATGGGCAGGCAGGACTCAATCCTGGCGCTCCTCTCCTGGCATTTCGGCAGTTCTGCCGGGAATGTTGGGCCTCGTTCGCCCGTGGCGTGGTAGGGATGGCGGCGGGACCACTTCGATTGCTCCAGCATCGCGATTGGGCTGTGCGCGACCTTCGAGACGAGCCCGGTTCGCTCGCGCTGATCGCATCACGGTCCGCCGCTCAGTCCCTGCTCACCTGCCCGACGTTGACCTGCCGTTCGGCAATGTTCAGCTGGACGACCGGGAGCGCCAGCCGACGCACAACCGCGAGGGCCTTGATCGAGGCCAGGTGCCGCCGCTGGGCTCGGTCGAGGCGCCGATCGTAGTAGTCGGCCTGTTTGAGCGATCGGTCTCCGACGTTGAGCGCGAGCCGCTCTGCCTCGACGACCCCGAGCCAAGTCATCACGATGCGTTCGACCAGAAGCCGCTCCAGGGGCGATCCGGCAGGCCCATTGAGGTCGTATCGGAGTGCCTCTGCCCGGCGCCGCAGTGCGGCCGCCTTGACCGCGTCGTCGCCCGCGATCGAGCTGATCAGGTGCTCCTCTGCACCACTGAGGCGAACGACGACATCCCAGCTCGTAGGATGGGAGTCGAAGCTCGCCTTCACAAGGGCCAGGGCAGCTGGATCGCCAGCTTGAGCGCGGGGGAGGACATCCCCGGTCACGGGCTCGTCGCGGTCGCCAACGTCAGACATCCCGTCGCCGCCGCCAGGCGCCTCGGTCGTGCCGGTGGTAGCCAGCTCCGGCGAGCGCCGCCTCGACGACCTTGTCGACTGTGAAACACAGGTCAGAGATCTCGGCCTCATTCGAGTTGAGCTGATTGCCCTCGGTCCGCTGTGCTGCCTGTTCGCCATCTCGGCGGGAGCGCCGGTGCGCGTCCTCCGCCGCCGCGGTCTCGCCCTTCGGACCGGCCCCGACATATTCGCGGACAACCCGTCCAGCCCGCCGGACGCTGCGGGTGAAGTATTGCCCCCGCCCACGGCGGGACTCCCAGCCCATTGTGTTACGTCACCGAGCCTTGCGCCGCTCTGCACCCTGGCCGATCTGACCAGGGACCTCCGGCGCCTGGGAGGCGGTGGGTAGCGGACCCTCGGCCGCGGCAGGACTTGAGTCCACGATGAGATCCACGTCGGAGTCGGGCGGTGGGATGGCCCTGTCAGCCTTCGCCGCGGCCGCGATGAGTTGGCGACCGAGCGCGTCGGCGTCCCGACGCGTCCAAGGTCGAATTCGAACCCGTAGCCGTCGACCAGTTTGTTCTTGTTGGACGCCGAGATCGTGACCTTCCAGAGATCGACGACCGAGACGTCCACGGCCAGATGATCAACGTCGACTTCAACGATCCGATCGCCACCGGGACGGGTGTCAGGTGAAAAATTGGGGTAGAGCCTTGCCCCGCTTGTGGGGTACCGGAGCATTGAGTCGAACTTAACTGTCATGACGAATTTGCCTCCATCAATCCTGGTCGTGGCTTGGGCCGCCAGCCATGTACGAGGTCCTGGCGTTCGAACGAGATTGCCTGCTCGTCTGGTCATCGCTCCCCCGGCGACAGCTGGTCGATGTCCATCGCCAGTCGCCAGATGTCCTTCCTCGTCAATCGGCCTCGGCGGCGCATCCGCCTTGATCTCGGGGTGCCGTCGGCCAAGTCGGCGGCGGTCTCAAGGAGGTCGGCCAGCAGACGAGCTCTGACCGGCGCTAGTCGAAGGTCGATCTTCCGGTAGTCCGCCCCGGGGGAGGTCGAGCCGGTTAGGGCGATCGGCAACCAGTCAGTTTCCGACGTGGCGACCAGGACGCCCGCCATCCCCGATGGTCTGATGCCGATCCGGAGATCGACGCCGGGGACGAGGCGGCGACCGTCCAGTGGGTCCGGCCCGGCGATAGGGTCGGCGACCGGGACGGCCGCCGTTGACTCGGTGTCCATGTTCTCCTCCTTGTTATGTCTCGGCGTGTTCATTGACTTGGCCAACCTCGCCGGGGTCGATGCGCGGCTCATCGTTGATCAGTCGCCGGCCCGTCGGTGTGAACCTCGGTCGGGGTGGCAGGAACCGGTAGATGTCGAGCGTCACGGTCGCGTCCTTCTCCTTTTCGTCTGCGGTGGCCGCCGTGTCCGCCACGGTCGCGGCATCCAGGTCGTGGCTCCCGGACCGGCGTCACCGATCCGGATGCAGTCGACGCCCCAGCGTTCGCGCAACCAGCGCCCGAACGCTCCAACGTCAGTCGGGTCCGGACCGAGCAACGCTCGGACACCTTCACCGGGGTGCTGCTCGAGCCACTCGGCTTCCGTCGGAGTAAGCGCGTCCGGCGGGGCCCAGCTAAGCCGGCCTCCGTCGAGCCGCACATCCGCCCCTCGCTCCGTGAGGTGCCACAGCAGCTCTGCCGCCGTGCCGGTCGAGCCCCGGCCCATCAGGCTCCCCCGACCAGGAGAAGCGTTCCGTCCGCCCGGTGCGAGATGACGAAGCCAGCGGCGCGAGCCGCGATCAGAGCGGCTCGGATCTCGTCGGGTCCCGCCCCGATCACCCGGGCGCACTCGGACAGAGTCAGCGGCCCGGCCCGCAGTGCATCAGGCAGTGCCTGAGCCAGATGTGCGACTCGCGGGTCTGAGATCGGTACCGGGCTCGGGCGAGAGCCAGCGAGCGCGATCCCCGAGACGGCTGGCAGGTCCTCGTCGCCCAACCCGGCCGAGTAGCCCTCCTCACCGCCGACACCCGGGCCATCGAGAGTCCCATCAACAACGCTCTCGGGCTCGTCCCCGCGGCTGGGGTCCACGGCCGCTACCGTGCTACCTGCCGCACGATCGCCGTAGCGGGGTAGCGGGTCCTGGGCAGGGGTGGCAGGCTCCCGGACGTAGCGATCCCAGGCGTCGACGAAGGACTCGCGCAGGTAGCCACGGAGATTGATGCCATCGACCTTCATCTGAACCGAGCGGATCCCGAACGGTCGGAGGTAACGCGCGAGCCGTTCGGGGGTCAGGGGATGGTGGTCATCGACCCAGGGCGATTCCTCGTCGGCGCGGAGGGCGACGATTAGAAGCGCCGTCCCGAGCCGGTCGACCTCCATCCGCTCGAAGACCACCTTCGTGTCGGCCAGCACCCGCAGCCCGAGCGAGTCGTCCTCGGCGCGATCGGCATGGAGGATCAGCGCGGCCCGCCGCGCTCGAGCGGGCCACTGCCCGGCGGCCACGTCGGCGATCGCGATCAGCGGCTCCCAGGCATCAGCTGCCCGGTCCGGCAATTCATCCGGGACATTTGCCTCACGTGCCGGTGGCATGCTCGTGATCGCCGCGGCGAGGGCCAGGGCGATCGGCTCGGCCTCCCGGCTGGCCCGCGCATGGCGGAACTTCTCGACGACCTCGCTGGGCTTGCGCTTGGTCATCCGGATGGGGATGCTCCGGTCAGCGACCGTATCGGGCAGCTTGCCGATCGCAGCCAACACCTTCGGCCCGAAGACTGGGAAGAATTGCACCGTATGCTTGGTCCCCTTCGAGACGGTCCGGGGCACGGTCGCCCCACGTCGATGACCGGCGTTGATCAGGACACGGACCGCCTCATACTTGTCCGAGCGGTCGCCGAAGACCGCATCGAGCTCGTCGAGGAGCAGCGGCGTTTCCGGGTCGGCCTCGAGCATCCGGAATATCGTCGCCGCAGTCGGAATGATGAAGATGTTCGGACGGCCGTGGGCAAGGAGGCCGAGGCATTCAAGCAGCCGGGTCTTGCCGGCACCCTTCTCAGGGGACGTTGCCGCGAGGTACGGGGTCGCGTCCGCCGATGCGACTGCGTAGGTGTGGGCGATCCAGAGGACGATGGCGACCACGGACTCCTCGCGCCCGAACACGACGAACCGGCGCAGGAATACCTCGACGGCCGCCAAGGCATCGCCGAGGGCGGTCGATCCGGGGTCAACTTCGCTCACGGCACCGACCGTCCGGCCAACTGCGCAACGTCGTACGGGTCGACGCCGCGGCCACCAGCCTCGAAGAGGCAGCCCGGGCTGTGGCACCAGGCTCGAAGGTCGTCGCGGGCGATCGAGAGCGATGCGGTCCGGTCGGGATGAGCCGGGCAGCGAACGGTCCGGCCGGGCGCGGCTCGCTCGACTCCCCAGAAGTGGACCAGGACAGCCGAGATCCCGCGCGTGTGATTGAAGTGAGCAATCGCTGAGCTACCGACGATCTTCGGGCCAGGTCGGGTCCGGGCGCTCTGGGTGGCTGGCAGCGGAATCCGCTGGGCGAGCGCTTCGACCCGGGCCACTGGGGTGGGCTGGATCGCAGCGAGCATCGCCCCGAGTGTCCGGCCGAGTGGAGTGCCGGACGCCGGATCGATGATCGGGTAGCGCGCGCCAGTGGCCGGGTGCGCCATCGTCGGCAACCTGAGCGCCGATCCAAGACTGCCGGGGTGCGACAGAAGCCCATGGCCGGCCGGAGCTCGACCTGGTCCGGCAGGTGATCGGCGCCGACGGCCCCGAGTCCTGCCTCGACCAGAATCGCGCGCAGGGCATTGCGCAGGATGATCCCAGGAAGCGACCCCTCAACCGGGAACCAGAGGTGTGCACGCCCCCCTCGACTCGGCTCGGCGTACGCAGGCACCTCGGCCTTCCAGGCGGCGGTCCCAACGCGACGGGCCAGCTCCAGGCCGTCAGGTCGGTCAAAGTCGACCGCGCCGACATGACCCTGAGAGTCCGCGTCCAGGAAGTAGGCGCCGATCGGCCGACCTTCGGATACGGCCCTGACGATCACCGCGGGCGTGAGCTTTTCGTGGACGGTGCGGTAGCGACCGCAGCGCGACGTGTTGTAGACATCCTGGCGGCCGGCGAAAAGCTCAATCAGGTTCGCGGCCACGCTGACGGGAATTGCAGTGGCCGCGGTGCGGTCCTTAGCCGAGGTGGTCATGGCCGCCGGGTCTTCTTCGTGCGCGCCGCCGCAGACTTGTAGGCGAGTTGCGCGTAGTGAAGGCGCCGGAGGGCATCCGCCCGGCGTTCGATCTCCGCTGTGTCAGTGAGTTCGGGGAACTGGTGGCGAACCCGCTCCTCGAAGCTCGCGTGGAACGCGTCGCGCGCTCCTGCGGTGGCCTGACGCCCGTCGTGCGTGGCCGCAAATGACAACCCGCCAAGGCGCGCGATGCGACGGTTGTGGAGGACCCGTGCCTCCGGGACGTCGGCGCTCCTGTCTCCCACGTGCTCCCTCATCCCGACCGCCGTCCGCCGCGGCCCGGGAGAGCACCATCTGCATCTGGTGGAAGAATCGCGAAACCGGCTCGTAGCGCGCGCTTAGGCTGCGGCTACTGGCCGGTCTTCTGGCCGCGCCACCTGGCGCGAATCTCGGCTCCTTCGCACCCAGTCGAGCGACTGGGCTTCGGCCGACTGGCCGAACTGGGTCAGATTATGGGTCCTGCGCTTGCACTTGTCCAATGCCACCGGCGAGGGCCCTGGCCACCTGGCGGAGGACCTTCAAGTCGAGTCGGTTCAAGTGGCCACACGGGCAGCGGACATCAAGCCGGTCAAGGGGAAAGTAGTCGAGCTGGAGGTCACCACTCGAGGAACCTCGATCCAGCGGGAGCGAGTACCGAAAGTGTGACTCCACGTGGCCGAAGCGCGGACCGCGCAACGCCGCAACCCGGAGCACGACGCCGCGACGCGGGACGTCGGCTTCGAAAATGAGGCTCGCGACCCGTCGCCGGCAGCCGCGCCCACCACACACTAACGGTCGGACCTCACGGTCCGGCAGATCGATCCTGGGCATACCGAGGTCGCCCTCTCGGTGCCGTTTGGCTGTCATCGGCTACTCAACCGTGCTCATGAAACGATGCCTCTACCGCGCAGGCCGGCCGCGGTCGCGGAGACGATCGATCGGGCTGCGGTAATTCGCCCGGGCACGCTCGGCAGCCGCGGACTGGCCGTACCTGCGAAGCATACCGCGGTCGCGCCAGCCGGCCAATTCCATCAAGTCGCCTTCCTGGCCGCCGTCGGCGAGCCACTGGTGCGCGAACGAGTGCCGGAACAGGTGCGGATGGAGGTGCTCGATCCCAGCCTGGCGGCCCCGCCGTTCGATGACCTGGAGCAGGCCGCTGCCGGTCATCGGCCCACGCTTGCCGATCCACAGGGCCGTCTCGCCGGTCGTCGCGTGCGTCCGCCGGACCCGGAGGTAGCGATCGAGCGCCCGCGCCGTCCCGGCGCCGAAGCGGGTCGTTCGCTGGCGACGGCTCTTGCTCGTCGCGCCCTGGATCACGACGGCATTGCGGTCGAGATCGAGGTCCTCGACCCGGAGGCCGGCGCACTCACCCCGACGCATCCCGGTGTCGGCGAGCAGGCTGACCAGGGCATAGTCCCGGCGTTCCTCGAAGTCGTTGCCGCGGCAGGCGGCGAGGAGACGGGCGAGCTCGTCGTCGGTGACGACCGGCGGTGGATCTTCGGGCACGAGCGGCGGCTTCATCCTGGTCATCGGTGATTCGCGCAGCTCATCTTCTTCGACGCACCAGCGCCAGAAGGGCTGGAGGCTGCGGTAGGCGAGGTTCACCGTGGCCGGCTTCCGACCGAGCGCCTGGAGAGCGACGATGTACGCCTCGACGTGCTCGCGCCGGATGGCTTGCACCGCCCGGGGCATGCCCTGATCGGCCAGGAACGCCTCGAACCGGGCCAGGGCGGGCAGGTAGGTGTGGTCAACCGTGCCGGTCGTCTTGCCTTCGGCGCGCAGATGCCGGGCGTACGAGGGAAGCAGCTCGGCCACGGTCAGGCGCGACCCGTCGACGGCGGCCTCGTGGTCGGTCATCGCCGACGCGGAGGTTGACGGGTAAGATGGCGGCTGCTGACGGGCCACGGCTTGGCGAATTCCTCGTTGATCCGGATCACGTGTTATACGCTGAACCAGCATAGGGCCCAGCGGCAAGATCGTCCAGCGGATGGAGTTTGCGCTCAATCTGAGCGTGAACCGGCCGCTGCGCCGCGCGCCTGTAGCTCAGTGGATAGAGCGTCGGCCTCCGGAGCCGAAGGTCGCAGGTTCGAATCCTGTCGGGCGCGCCATTTCAACCTTTTCGGGCAGCGCCAGCGCCAATCCGTGCGCGTAGGCCGCCTGGGTCAGCCGGACACCCACGATCAAGGGGCCCGCAACCGTGATCCGCTCGTAGATGGCGTGCATCAGGTCTGCCTTTTCCTTCGGTACGTCAGCGGCTTGGAAGGACTCGCCGAGGGCGCGGAGCCACTCGACCGCGCGCTGGCCGGATAGGCCTTGGGCTGTGCGCTCCACGACGGCGTCCCGCTGCTCGCGGAGTGCCTTGAGGCGCGTCAGGTAGGTGTCGTCACCGAGCCGGCCGCCGGCGTGCTCCAGCGCGAGCTCGCGGATCTGCCGGTCGATCCGTGCCCGGTCGATCGCGACCGGCTGCTGGCTCGACCCGAGGGCAGCGACGACCGATGCCATCGTGCGGTCGTCGAGCGCGATGCCGGCGACCTGGGCCAGCACCGGCGCTTCCCAGGTCTGGTCGCCGAGGCGGGCCCTACGACCCCAGGCCTCGCACGGCTTCGCGTGGTGCTTGCGGTGGCGGCCATCGGCGAAGGTGCCGTCGTTGCGGAGTTGCCGCCCGCAGACGCACACGAGGAGGCCGCCGAGCAGGTCGACGCGGTCCCAGTTCTTGGGTCCCCCACCGCGGGTCTTGGCGCGGCGGATCTCCTCCACCCGCGCCCAGAGCTCGTCCGACACGGGCGGCGCCGCCCGCCAGGGTGCCGGTCGCCGCGTCTCGTCATTGCCGCGGTGCCGGCGGATCCAGCCGTTGTAGAGCGGGTTCATCAGGATCATCCGGATGCCGGTCGCGGCGAGCCCGGTCTCTGCCTCGAGCTGCACCGCGCTCACGTTCCCCAGGGCGTACCGCTCGAACAGGCCGACCGCGACCGGCATGCGGTCGGGATCGATCTCGAGGGTGTGCGGCGGCTCGGGCAAGCGTCGGAAGCCGAGGCCAGCATGGCCGCCGGGATCATGTTCGTGGTCGAACTTGGCGGCGTAGCCCTCGGTGATGCGCTCGGAGAGGCGGCGGCTGTACTTCTCCGCCCCGGCCGCCTCGGAGATCAGCTCGTCCCAGTCCGAGGGGTCGGAGCTCAGGATCTTCCGGTCGCACATGACCAAGGCGACACCATTCGGGTGCAGCTCGTCTTCGAGCAGTTCGAGGGTCCGTCGCAGGTTGCGCTGCCAGCGATCCGAGTACCCCGTGAGGAGGAGGTCGAAGCGGCCCGATCGGAGATCGTCGACCATCGTGGCCATCGTGGCCGAGCGCCAGACGGTGCGACCGCTGTGCGCAACCTGGTACACGAGCCCCGTGTCGACGAGGCCATGCCGCTCGATGAAGCGGTCCTGCTGCTCACGCTGGCTTGCTGGGCCGTAGCGGTCGTACTGGCCGGCCGTTGACTCCCTGATCCAGCGGGCCGCCCGGAAGCCGCCGATCTCGTCGAGGGAGCGGGGAAGGCGCTTCACGCGGCTGTGACCTTCTTGATCGTGACCATCTCGAACACCTTTGCTCTGGCGTCAAGTCCCTCGCGGCGTAGCTGCTCGGGGCCATCCGGGTAGCGCCGATGCAGCGCCTCCACGTAGCGGGCGAGGGCGGCCACGAGCGGATCGCGCTCCACGGCCGGCTGGATCTGGGCCGTCACGCGACGCCCCAGGGGTGAGCAGGGTGAGCAAGAACCCCGTTTCTCGGTCTCATCCTGATGTACGTGGAGGGTGCACCAGAGAATCGGTCAGATGCTCCCCCTGCTCCCCCCGGCCGCCTCATTCGGCGGGCCTCGCCACGATCAGCCCCTCGTAGACGGGACTGCCGTGGACCTTCCGCCGCCGCACGGGGAAGCCGAGCCGATCGTGGCGCTCCGTGAACGCTCGCCCAAAGACGGGGGCCGTCATCGGCTTGGACCCGATCGACTCGGCCCAGGCGACGTACTGCTCGTAGATCTTGGGCCCGGGCGTCGAGGCACCCACCTGCGCCGTGACCCAGTCGCGTAGGAACCCGCCGAGGGGGTCCTCGTCCTCTCGGTAGGCGGCGGTTTCGCGGGCGACGACTGCAGGGAACGGATGGAGCGTCCCTGCGGTGGCATAGGCGACGGCGCCACGGACGGCCCACGCTAGGATGCCCGGCGCCTCGCCAGCGAGGATGAGGGCGAGACCCGGGTCCTCCGCGGGCCCGTCCCCGGTCTCGCCGCGCTTGGCGAACCGGACCGCCCAGGGGATCAGGGCGATCCGACGCCAGAACCCTTCGGAGGCATCGTCGGCGGCGGGGAGATGATTAGTCGCGAGGTGAAGCGTGTGGGTCGGCGCCCACTCCTCCTGGCGCCCGTGGAGCTCGCGTCCGGTCATCTTGTCGATCGTCGCGAGGCGCTTGAGCGTCCCGCCCTTGAGCTTGGCCCCTTGCTCGGGTTCGCTCGTGAACGCGAGGCGTGCGCCGCGAAGGCGCATGAGATCGGAGGTGGGGGCACCGGCCGTCCGGTTGGCGTTGATGACCGTCTCGACCGCGATCTCGACGCTGTAGTCGCCAGCGACCTCACGGCCGAGAGTCCGGAAGGCCACGGACTTCCCGTTGTTGCCCGAGCCGTAGTGGACGGCCAGCAGCTCCTTGGAGGTTCCGACGAGCGATGCCCCGATGAGCGTCGCGAACCAGCCGACGAGTTCCTCGTCGCCGGCGAAGACCTCCTGGAGGAAGCGGTCCCAGCGCGGGCATCTGGCTCGCGGGTCGTAGTCGAGGTGGGTCGATCGACTGACCATGTCGGTGGGTCGCCCGACTCGCAGGGCGCCGGTCCGGAGATCGACGAGCCCGTTCTCACAGCCGAGGATCCACGGGTCAAGGTCCCAAGCGTCGCCGCTCGTCGCCGCAGGCTTCATCGACGAAGTGATCCGAAGGCCGGCCGCGATCGCGTCGTCCGTGGCGCCCGCCGCCATGATCGCGGCGAGCGTCCGCGCGCGCATCTCGCTTTCGGTGATCTTGACGGCCTCCTGGTAGCGGAGGCCGAGCACATCAAGCCAGAGCCGCCGGATCTCCTGGTCACGATCCGGGCGCCAACGATGGCCATGCCAGATCAGCCAGATCCGCCGACCGTGGTCGAAGCGGATCGCAGACCCTGTTCGCTCGACGAAGTGATAGGCCGCGAGCGACTGGCGACTGAGGTGATCGATGCGGTCGCCGGACGGGTTCTCCCCGACGTCGGCTGCGGTCCACGGTTGGGCATCGTCCGAGCCGAGGTTGGGCTCGACAACTCCGGCCGATCGCCCCGGGAACGCAATGCCGGGAGGCTTGCTCCCGATCGACTCCGCGATCCTGCGGACCTCTCGCTCATCGAGCGGCGGCTGACACTGGATGCGATTTGCCTCGAGCAGCGCAGCAAGGATGACTGGCTCCGGTGCTCCACGTCCGCGGATCGAGCCGGCGAGTGAGGTCAACCTGACGTTGCGCTCACCCTCGGGGATTACCTCGGGGATGACAGGCATGGGGCCTCGGAGCACGCGACCCGCGCCCGCAAGCTCGCCGATCCATCCGGGAGCCTCCGCGAGCCCCAGCTTCGGCTCGCGGAGCCACCGGTAGCGGCGGCCGCTGTGGTGGAGCGAGGGTGGCGCGACGAGGTAGCTGCCGGGGCCTCGGAGGTCGATCTTCGGGAGGATGGCGACCTTTGGCCCGATCCGAGCGTCCGTCATGTAAATGTAGTGCCGGCCCCGACCAGTCTCGACCGTTGCCGTCTCCGGAAGCGAGTAGCCGCCCGCCTCAAGGGCGGCCACGCCTTCGGGACCGTCGACGTCAACCGCAACGACGCCGGATGGCACCGCGACCCCGATGTTCGCGTCACGCCACCTCGTCCACCACGCGCGGATCCGATCGGTGTCGGTGGCGGCATCCTTGATGCCGTTCTTGGTCCGCGGGTGCTTCCCCGGCGATGAGCAGTCGGGTCGACGGCAGTCACAGGCGCCGTCGATTGGTGTGTGCAGCGGGAACACTCCCCAACCGGTGGCGGCTATCGCCAGGGCGCCCTCGAGGAGAGTCCGCGGCGAGTTCACCGCTGGCGGGCGGGATCGGCGAGGTAATCCTCGAGGTCTTGGGGCCTGACGCGCACCGCCCGGCCGATTCGGATCGAGCGCACGTGCCCCAGGTCGATGAGTTTCCAGGCCATCGATCGGCTCACCGACAGTCGATCGGCGATCTGCTCGATGCGGAGCAACCGGCCGCAATCCCCGTCCACCGCATCCATGGGCTTCCCTTGCGTTGACACTTGTGGCATCCTCGTGTCATCGCGTCCACGACAACTGCTGCTGACGCTTGCCGATAGTCTAAGGCGCCCCGATGTCCACTGCAACCCACAATCTGTCGATGACACCGATCGAGGCTTGGTCCGCGTGAGCCTGCGGCCGCGCTTCGCTGGTGAAGGCCGGCTTCGCCTGCCCGCGAGCGTCCAGGTCCTCTACCGCGCCAACGATCTCGGTTGGGCACGCGGGGACATCGTTGGGGACCTCGCGGACGCGGGCTACGACCCGTTCGAGCGCCTGTCGAGCGGACTGCTACTGGCGGAGGACTTCGCCCGGGTCGACCTTTCGAACCGGAAGGTGACCCGGCCGTGGTACCAGGAGCACGGGGTGCTCGACCTCTCACATTTCTTCCCTGCTGACACGTTCGCCGTGTCACTCCACGTTCGTGAAGATCCACCCTTTCACGATGCTGAAGTCGACGTTCGGCGGCAGCAAGAGAACGTGCGCTGGCATCTCCTTTCACTCGCGCGCCTCAGTGATCACCTGCCGGAAGGTGGCAAGCCCCGCGCGGGCTGGGCCCCAGGCGAGGGCTGGGACACGCGTTGGGCGCAGCCCGCGCTGCGGGACCCGAGCGGTGGCGCGCTGTGGCTCGGCGCTTCCTCGAACTTCGAGGCGCGCATCACGCCGATGATGCAGCGCTACGAGCGCTTCGAGGACGTCCCCGACGGCGGATCACTCCACGACTACAACCTCGATGGCGTCAGGCCAAAGCGGTTCACCGAGCAATGGTGGCCGGCCGCGCACGCGGCCTGGCAGCGCATCCTCAGCGAAAGCATCCCGGTCCTATGGGTGCCCGAGATCGACTGGGCCTACGAGTGGTCGGAGTACGACATCGAGTCGGGCTCGCCGTCGGGACGATCACCGACCGGTCGGCTCAGCTCGGACTGGTGGGGGCTCGTCGAGCTCGAGCGTCGTCTGCTGACGTCCTACGTCCGAAGGGCGGCGGAGTACCAAGTCGAAATCGGGCGACCCTGGCTGGAGCGAGACCTCACGCGCGAGGGGGAGAGTCTCGCGGACCGCTTCCCCGGTCCGCTCGTCGTTCACGAGCGGCGCTGGTGGAGCTCGCTGCTCGCGCCCGTCTACCTCCAGCTCCTCGAAGCTCTGCGTCGGGTAACGGAGGGCCAGCGCGGCGCGGCCTTGTGTCGGGAGTGTGGTCAGCCGTTCCTCACGTTGGACGCGCGGCGTTCCAGCTTCTGTACCGACCGAGAGCGCTACCGCTTCTCCCAGCGGGACCGGCGGCGGCGGCTCAGCGAAGCCGCCCACGATCCGGAGATCGACGCGGAATTCGAACGCATCGAACAGGAGCTCGAGGAAGAGGCGCGATCTGATCGTGCGATCAAGGCGGACCTCGCCAGCCCAGAGCCATGGCTGCCCAAGAAGGTGGCCAAGACGCTCCGGCGTCGCAAACCATACCGGTGACGCCCGTCGCCCCTCACGTCACGCCGGATTGGTCATTCCACCGGCTCACAAGAAGGTGACCTGTGGCCCGCCGATCAGGTGCTATGCTCGGCGGACATGTTGCTTGGGGTAGGACCATCGACCCGTATCCGGACTTGACCTTGCCCTGCCAGGATCGGCGCCAACGGTGAATCGGATCCGCGGAGACTCTAGAACGACCCAGCGATGCTGTCGTTGACCCGCGCTGAGGCGCTCACGCAGGCGCGCCTCGAGTTCCAGCGTTACGTGGAGCGTCTCCTCATGGAGAAACGGCTGCCACCTGAATACGTCGCTGACCTTGGCAAACATTGGGACAAGCGCCTAGCGAGCCTCGCCCGGCTCGGCTCGGATCTCCTGATCAATCCTGAGGTCCTGTCGTCGCTCACGGTCCTGGCAAGGGCGGTACGCGATCCGGACATGGATGCGGACGCGGCCGTCCGGTGGCTGGACGTGTTCCCGGACCGAGTCGCAGATCTCTTCCCGCCGTCGGACGTCACCTTCCGGCTGATCGATGCGGCGGAGCAGCGTGAGAGTAGCGAGACCGTCCAAGCGGGTGCGATGGCGTCGGCTGCCTGACGTGTCCGCCGACTTTAGGCGCCATCCGATCCAGGCGATTGAGGTGCGCGCGGACCGGATAATCGCAGAGCGGCGTCCTCGTGCTGCGGGAAAGACCGACGTCGCTCCCACGTCACATACCCCGCGAGTGCGGCTCGTCAACATCGCCGAGGACGGGCGGTCGTTCACGATCGAAGTCCAAGCCAAGGTCGAAGTCCCACTTGTCGATGACGAGGTCTGGGCGGCAACGATCCGGCTGACTGCCACCTTTGTCTCTGATGTGGTCGTTCGCAGGTACGACGCGCGTGCCTTTGCGAACGCCTCGGGCGTCTTCCTCGTCTGGCCTTACGCCCGGACATATCTGAACGAGTTGGCTCGCATCGCTGGGGTCACGGCTCCGCTCTTGCCTCTTGTATCCCGGCCACCTGAGTCCTGACGATCGCGACTGTGAACCACAAACCTGGCCGGCCCGATGCCAGGCAGGAATCCGCGTTCAACCACCAAGACGTCGTTGACATCACTGATGCCCTCGTTGCGAACCCCGACCTTCGGCTGTTGAAGCTGGCCGATACCCTCTCGCTGGTTCGAGAGGTCATGAGCGACCAAGAGGTTCGTGACTTCATCGGGTTCTCTCTGCTCACCGACGTCAAGTTGGGTCCCGTGGCCATGACAGTCGCTACCAAGGCGCGCGACATCGCGACAGCGCCGAGCCGCGATGACCGAATGCGGCGGCGCGGCGCGCTCCTGGAGCGCCTGGTACACAAGCTCGTCGAGCGGCGGCTGCCTACCCATACCCACCACGAGCATCAGGTCGAGCTGACCCACAATCCTCGCTCCCGGATCCAGTGGACACGGCCCAAGGAGGTCGTGGCTGACGGCCCGGAGTTCGAGGTGTACGAGTGCAAGTCGGACGGACTCCCCGACGTGGCGGATATCGACGAACTGAGTGATGTTCGGACGACCGCGAGAGCCGAAGGCACAGATGCCCGACCGACCATCGTCACCTTAGGCAGCGAGGGGAGCCTGAGAATCCAAGCGAAGGCATGGCGGCTCACGGAAACGATCTTTGGAGTGACCGCGGACAAGATCCTCCGATTGGCATCGGAGCCTCCCGGCAAGCCGATCCAGCCGGCGCCGTAAACCGTAGAGCGCCCTCGGACAACGACCGACAAATCACTTCCGTCATCAAAGGTCCACATGGCGAGCATCGAGACCCTGATTGCGCAGATCGACGACGCGGCCCTGCGCGAGAAGCTGGGCCGCGAGGTCGCCGAGATGAAGAAGCGCCTCGACTGGGGCCTCGTCTTCGAGCGCCACCTTCCCGAGAACGTGCGGGCGCTCTCCGCCCCGATCAAGCCCGGCTCAGTCGTTTGGGAGCGTCGGTCTGCGACACCCCGCCGTTTCCGGGTGCGCTCTGTCGACGGGGCCGATCTTCTGGTCGTCGTGGAGCCTGAGAAGACGACGGCATCGACCGACGCCCCGACCGAGCGGATCGCCCGGTCCGAGGTGCTCGTCGAGCAGGACTTCGCCGAGCCGATCTTCCCGGTGCCGACGCCAATCGGGGCGGTCCGAAACGGCCCGGCTGACGCGCCCTACCACGCGGTGATGCAGGGCGAGAACTACCACACGATCCAGGCGCTACTCGCGGCATACGACCGATCGTTCGACCTGATCTACCTCGATCCGCCCTACAACACCGGTAACAAGGACTGGTCCTACAACAACGACTACGTCGACCCGAACGACACCTACAGACCGTCGAGGTGGCTCGCATTCATGGAGCGGCGGCTGCGCGTTGCACGCCGTCTGTTGAAGTCCGACGGCGTAATCGTGGTCACGATCGACGAGAATGAGGTTCACCGCCTCGGGATGCTCCTGGAGCAGCTCTTTCCCGAAGCGCGGACGCAGATGGTGACGATCGCGATCAACCCGCACGGCACGAGTGGCGAAGGTCTGTCACGCGTCGACGAATACGCGTACTTCGTCTTCTTTGGTGGGACGCAGCCGAATCAGACGTTCGAGGACTTCTTCGGCCCTGAGGGTAGGACCCGTGCCCGCTGGTGGACCGAGTTCATTAGGGGCAGCCACCAATGGACGCGGGCGGCGCGCCCCAACCTCTGCTATCCGATCATGATTGACGGTGCCGGCCGGATCGCGGGTGCCGGGGATCCGCTCCAAGGCCCCGACGAGGAGCGGCCGCTTCGGCAAGGGGACTTCGATCTTGCCTGGCCCGTCCGGGCCGACGGTCGACTCGGAATCTGGAAGCTGGAGGGCGCGCGCGTCCGCGAGATGTATCCGCAGGGCTACATCGTGGCGACCAAACCCGCGCGCGGCACCTGGTCGATCCGATATCTGCTTGAAGGCGCCTTGTTGGCGATTGAGTCGGGCGAGCTCGAAATCGCCGGCTACGACAGGTACGGTGGCGTGATCCTGCCTCCGAAACGGGGTCGCGTCGTGCCCAAGACCATGTGGCATCGAGTGCGGCATACCGCGGGTGCCGCTGGTGGGACGGCAATGCTCGCGGCGCTCTTCGGACGCACCGGAGTGTTCTCGTTTCCGAAGTCGATTTACTCGGTACGCGACACCATCGACGCTGCCATCGGCAGCCGCAAGGACGCCTTGATCCTGGACTTCTTTGCCGGCTCCGGAACTACCCTCCACGCCACGCTGATGCTGAACGCCGGCGATGGTGGCCGGCGCAGATGCGTGCTCGTCACCAACAACGAGCTGCCGTTCCAGACGGCTCAGGCGCTCGAGCGGGAAGGGAGGTTCCGAGGCGATCCGGAGTTCGAGTCGGCCGGGGTCTTCGAGACTGCGACACGGCCGCGCGTCACGGCTGCGATCACCGGCGTTCGAGCGGATGGACTCCCGGTCGAGGGTGAGTATCTGGACGGCCGGGCGTACGCCGAGGGGTTCGCCGAGAACGTCGAGTTCTACCGCCTCGACTACCTCGATCCCGCGGAGGTCGAGTTCGGCCTGCGGTTTGCCGAGATCGAGCCTCTCTTGTGGCTCCGCGCAGGTGGCATTGGTGAGCGGGAGACCCTCGACCCGTCACAGCCGCTCGGCGTCCCCGCCCATTCTCCGTATGCCGTGCTCTTCGACCCAGCAGGATTGCCCGACCTCCTGGCCACGTTCTTGGAGCGGCCGGACGTCACCCTCGTCTTCATCGTCGCCGACTCGCCCGAGACCTTCGCCCAGATCGCCACCGAGCTGCCGCACGACATGGAGAAGGTTCGCCTCTACCGCGACTACCTCGACACGCTGCGGGGGGCCACGCGGTGAAGATCGCGCTCAAGGACTTCCAGGCCACGGCGGTCGCCGAACTGCTGAGCCGCCTCGAGACCGCAAAGGTTGGCTACCGCGGCGGCGCGGGTCAACGGCAGGCGGTCGGACTCACGGCCACCACAGGTGCCGGCAAGACGATCATCGCTACGGCCGTGATGGAGACGATCCTTTTCGGCTCGGTCGAGGACGGGATCACACCCGATCCTCGGGCCGTGTTCCTGTGGATGACAGACAAGCCCGAACTCAACGCCCAGACGCAGACGAAGATGCTCGACGCGTCATCCGACCTTCGCTTCGACCTGCTCCCCGAGATCGACAGCACCTTCAACTCCGAGTCGCTGGCGCCCGGCAGGGTGTACTTCCTCAACACGCAGAAGCTCGGGGCGAAGACCGACCTCGTGAAACGCGGGCCCCTCGTCAGGCGGAACTTCACCTTCTGGGACATCGTCCGCAAGACCATCGAGGACCCGACCCGGACGCTGTACCTGGTGGTAGATGAGGCCCACCGGGGCATGGTCGAAGCCCGCAAAGTCGCGGAAGCCAACTCGATCATCCAGCGCTTCATCAAGGGCTACCCGGACGAGGGAATGCCGCCGTGTCCGATCGTTCTCGGCATCAGCGCGACCCCAGCCAGGTTTCTCGCCGTCGTCCAAGGCGCAGGGCGCACGACCAGCCAGTGGGACGTGCCGCCAGATGACGTAAAGGCCTCGGGATTGATCAAAGAGAAGACGCTCGGTGAGTGGGCCGGCGAACGCCAACACGACGCGATGGCGCTCTTCCCCGATGCCGTTCGGGCGTGGAAGGATGCGCACGATGACTGGGCGGCCTACCACGCGGCCTACGGCGCAGCCGGCGGGGAGACGCTCGTCGTCCCGGCGCTGATCATCCAGGTCGAGAACGAGGTCGGCGATCGTGTTACCGCGACCGACCTTGACGCCTTGATCCGGGCCGTCACCGATATCGCCGGGCCAATGCCCGACATCGCCTTCGCCCACGCCTTTGGCACCAACGTCCCCGAGCCCGTCGGTGGGCGGGTCATCCGCTATATCGAGGCGTCGAAGATCGCCTCGGACACGGACGCCCGCGTGGTGTTCTTCAAGACCAGCCTCGATGTGGGCTGGGACTGCCCACGCGCCGAGGTCATGTTCAGTTTCCGACGCGCGGTCGATCCGACCTCGATCGCCCAGACGATCGGGCGGATGGTTCGCACCCCGCTGGCCCGCCGTATCGAGGAGAACGAGGACCTCAACAACGCCTACGTGTTCCTGCCCTTCTACGAGGAGGCGGGTGTCAAGGCGATCATCAAGCACCTCAACGACAGCGGGAACGAGGCGATCGCCGGCACGATCGCCCCACGACGCGAGACGATCAGCCTGCCGCTGCGGGCCGACCTCGAGCGGGCCATGGGCGCGATCCAGGCGGTGCCCTCCTACCTCGTCCCGACCCCCCGCTCGCGCCCCGAGATCCGGACCCTAGCCGACATAGGCAACTTCCTGTCCGGCACCGGCATCGACCCGGGCGCCTTCAAGCGGGAGATGGCCGGCTGTGCCGCGCTGCTCGTTGCCCGGCGCGACGCCCTCGCGGGCGATGCCGACTTCCAGAAGGAAGTCGGCGACCAGGGAGAGATCGTCGTGCGGCACGCCGAACTCGCCTTCGGCGCCGACGGCGGCATCGCCGAGGGCGCACGGACGGTCCCCGCCACCGAGGAGAGCATCGGGCGGATGTTCGTCGCTGCCGCCCGGAAACTCACCAATGAAGCGGCGAGCACCTACGTCCGGCTCCGGCTCGCCGCGGATCCGACGAGCATTGGCGTCGCTCGCCTCGAAGCCTATTCGCTGGTCAACCGCGACGGAGTCATGGACGCACTGAACGCCCATGCCTCGGCACGGATCGACGTTCTGCGCGCCGAGCACGGGGCCGCGATCTCGCACCTCTCGGCCGCGCGCCAAGCGCGCTATCGCGCGATCCTGAGACAGGTCCCGGCGCCGTCACTCGTGCCGCTCAACCTGCCCGAGGTCGCGGTCTTCCGCAAAGGTGACGCTCCCCTGGCCAATCACGTCTATGCCGCTGATGGCGCTGCGGCCATCTACCTCAACGGCTGGGAGACTGACACGGTTGTCCCGGAGACCACCAAGCCAACGACGATCGGATGGCTGCGGAATGGCGAGCGCGAGGGCTGGTTCTGCGTGCCCTGGCGCGATGGCAACATCTGGCGCGGATTCTTCCCCGACTTCCTACTCGTGCGCGAGGACGGCAATCGGGTGCTGGTGGACATTCTCGACCCCCACGACCACACGAAGCCCGATGCAGTCGGCAAGGCGAAGGGCTTGTCCTCCTACGCCGCCACCCACGCCGAGCAACTCGGGCACGTCGACCTGGTCGCCAGGATCGGCACCCGCTATCGCCGGCTCCACCTCGATGAGCTGGCCATCCGCAACAAAGTCGATGCGCTCTCGAGCACGGCCGAGCTGCTCAACCTCTACCAGCATGAGGGATGACTCGGCCACGCCCGGGCGTGAACCTCCAACACAATGGGAGCGTCGGGATGCTCGGGACGGTCTCCTTCGCGCGACGGAATGATCCGACGCCAGTTCCGGCCATCTCGTCCCGATCGGGGCGTAGCTATTTGGCGTCGGGCGACCGACCATCATCTGTCCCGAGCGCCGACAGGGTGCAGAGCTCCTAGGCCCGTCGCAGTCCTCCCACAACGAGGATAACTTGACATAATCCTTCGAGAAGCGCACGATAACTGGCGTCGACTGTCTATGAACCCAGCGGGAGCCAGCGTGCAATACTCCGACGAAACGGCGCTCATCCGGGCGTTCGACACAGCCTCCCCGGCGGGTCTAACTTTGGCGATCGCCACCCTCGTTCGACGGGCGTATCCCGCTGCACGGGAAGAGTGCGAGCGCATTGCAGCCCCGCTGGAGGATCACAACCTCAGGGGCTATGTGAAGCGCGCCATCATCGAAGGCGCGCTCTTGCCCTTGCCCGTGCGCTTCCCTAGCGTTGTGGTTCGACCGGCCTCCAATCTCTTCGGTTCGTGGCATCACCGGGAGTTGCACCTCGGCGATGACTGGGTGATGACCTTCTCGCATACCGAGCACGTTCGCGACCCCCTTCCCCAGGCAAACTTTCGTGACAACCTCGCGGCACGGCAGGCGGGCTTGTTTGAGGAGTTTGACGAAGAACAGCCGTCGCCCGGGCGCTTGTACGCCGTTGTGGTGCATGGCTCTCCCCGCCCCACCGATCTCGCTCCAAGCTTCATCAACATCGTGTTCCCGAGGCTGGGCGGCGCGCACGGGGTCGGGATCAACCTGTATGACCGTCACCCTGGCCTTCGGCCGAAGCTGCGTCCCGGCTACGCGATCGGCCAGCCTCTGCCCGAGCTGCTCGAAGTCGACATTCCTAAGGAAGGCACGGAAGGCAACGCGTGAAGCCCGGCACACCGGGTTTCGTTGGGGCGCGACTCCGCGAAGCGCGTGAAGCCCGGCAAATGTCAATTATCACCCTCGCGGAAGTGGTCGGACTCTCCCGCCAAGTGATCTCGAGCTACGAGCATGGGGAGAGCACGCCCCAACCTGAAAGCTTGTACCGCCTAGCGGGGGTGCTTGACCTACCCGTGTCCTTCTTCTCTCTGCCCGCGCGGGAAGAGGACGAGTCGCCGACCTTCTACCGATCGCTTCAGGGCGCCTCAAAGGGATCGCGCCTCGCAGCCGATCGTCGACTCGCCTGGGTTGGGGACATCGCCACGGAGCTGGCTGCGTACGTCAGCTTTCCGGAAATCGCGTTTCCGCTCTTGGTTCGTCGGGGTTCTGTGCCGCTCGACATCCCCACCGTCGAACAAACCGCGACCACACTTCGCCAGGAGTGGAAGTTGGGCGATGGTCCCATCCACAACGTGGTAGCCCTGATCGAAGGCAAGGGTGGACTGGTAGCTCGTGCCGAAGCTGAATCCGAGGCCATCGACGCCTTCTCTAAGTGGCTGCCGACGATCGGGCGACCCTGCATCTTCCTTGGGATTGAGAAGGGCAGCCGCGCGCGGTCACGTTTTGATGCAGCGCATGAGATCGGCCACATGGTGATGCACCGCAGCATCAGCCGAAGTCAGGTTTCGGTGCCCGCCGAGCTGAGCGTGCTGGAGTCGGAGGCGCACAGTTTCGCGTCTGCCTTCCTACTGCCCGCCGAGTCCTTTGCAGAGGATCTCTTCTTCCCGACTGTGGACGGAATGCTCGCCCTGAAGCCTAAATGGAAGGTTTCGGTCGCAGCCATGCTGAAGCGATCGACTGGCTTGGGAATCATCGATGACAACCACGCACGCCGCATGTGGATGTCCCTGTCTCGGCGCGGCTGGCGAAAGGGCGAACCGGGGGACGAAACCATCGCCCCCGAGAGTCCGATGGCGTTTCCGCGAGCCTTTGAGTTGGTAGTCCAAGCGGGCATTAAGTCGGCATCGGAGATGGTCGAATCCATGCCATTGGGCGAGCGCGATGTCGTCAGGTACGCGTCCCTACCGACCACGTTCTTTCAGTTGGACTCACCGGTGCGACTCATCGACCGAGCCACGCCCCGCGAGGCCGTGGCAGGCGGTCAAATCGTGCCCTTCAGGCGACCGAATTAACACGCCCCATTCGCCCTACGCCTTTCCCACACACCACTGCGCCGGCCGTAGACATCCGGCCCGACGTCGGCCCAGGCACCGGAGCGGCGGACCTGAACGCTGTCTGCCTTGACCCACGCTCCAGAGCGTTGGACGTAGGTCTCGGAGCCGACCTCGTAGACGACGTAGGCGCCCATCTGCCGGCCTGAGTGCAGGGTTGCTACGCCGTCCGTCAGGCTGTCACGACGCAGCGGACGCGCGGAGCGGGTGCCGCTAACCGTAGCGAGCGCCGAGCTGCGGCTTACGTCCTTTGGCCCGGCTAGCGCTGGAGCATGAACCGGATCGTGTCGGCCAGGACGTTGATCGCGGCTCGCTGGGCGGGAACGACGTCGGCGTAGTTCGCCAGGACGCGGATGAGGGCCTTCGTCGCGGCTGCGGTCTGGACGGCCGTCGGGGCGGCCAGCGGGAGGAACGTCGCGAGGGCTGCGATATCGGCGGCCGGCGGGTCGGGGATCGCTCGCGCCGCAGCCAGGAGCGCGAGGTTCGCGTCGAGCGCGACTGGGTCGATCGGGGTCGTCTGTAGGATCCGCAGGACCCGGCCCGCTGCGGCCTGGAGTTCGGCTGCAGCGACCTGCGGGTCTGGACCAGGATCGGGCAGCGCCGCGATCTGCGCGGGTGTCACCGGGCCGGGGAGGACGTCGAGGCCTTTCCACGTCTCGCGGGCCACGAGGTAGCCCGCGGGCGGGAGGGTGTAGCGGCCGGCGTACGCGGGCGGGATGCCCGCGATGAGGACCCCGATGGCGAGCGAGGCGCCGAGGACTTCGGGGTTGCTCACCTTGTCCGGGTCGTAGACGAGGAACACGGCGAGCCTCCTACTGCTGAAAGTACATGACGACGCCCGCGCCGCCCGTGGAACCGGCCGTCCCGATCCCGGCCCCCGCGCCGCCGTTGCCCCCTGGGCAGGAGATCGTCCCGACGTTCGACAGGGAGTCGTAGGTCAATACGATGCAGCCGCCGCTCCCGCCCCCGCCGCCCCCGGAAGTCGGTGTCGATCCCGGTGCCCCATCGCCGCCTCGCGACTTCATGGCACCCGTCGCACTAATGACGATGCGGCGGGCGAACACCATGATCCAGCCGCCGCCATGACCACCGCCGCCCGCGTAGCCGCTTACGCACGATCCGCCGCCGCCGCCCATGCCAGCGGCCATCGGGGACATTCCGATGTTGCCAGTCATGTACGCCCCGAACCACAGGAGCGGACCCCCCGCGTGCGGCCCGTAGTAGTCTCCGCTGCCGGTGATGACGGAGCAAGGCGTGGCGGTGTAGGCACCGGCGTCGCCGCCCCTACCGCCGATGCCGCCCATCGTGAATGCGGCACCTCCGCTCCCCGCCCCCGGCTGCCACGCGCCCGCCTGCCCGCCGCCGGTACTCAGTTTCCCGTAGCCCGCCCCGCTGGGCGGGCCGCCGCCCGTCTGCCCGGAGTTGACCAGCCACGGCGTGGCGATGGTGCCGTTCAGGGTTAGGGTGCCCTTGACGAAGATGCGCCAGCCGTTGACCCACAGGGTCTGCCCGGCGTTCACGGTCAGGTTGTTGTAGTACGTGTCGCGGGTCATCGACGTGGTGCCGCTGATCGTCACGTCGCCGTCCGACCCGTCGCCGTAGGCCGACTTGGCGCCCCCCAGGAGCGCGCCGTTTGTGCCGTCGTGGACGTGCCCGGTCGTCGGGTCCAGCACGTCCGCCCGGAGGTTGTTGTACTGGGTCGCGGTCGCCTGCGCGCCGCTCGCGACCGCTCCGCTGTTCGCCATCGCCCTAGCCTCCGTTGGTCGTGAGCGCCCACGTGACGCGCAGGGTCAGCCCCGCGGCCTTGTAGTAGGCGAAGGGCAGGATCGAGACGAGGACCGAGCCCGCATACAGCCCGGCGACGTAGAACTGATCGACGGCCTCGGCCATCGTCCAGAACGCGGACGCCGTCACCACCCGTCCCGAGCGCGAGACGTTCGTGAGCGCCTTCCGCGTTGGCTCGTTCGGGACCAAGAGCGCCGCTGACGTCGTGTCGATCGGCTCGATCGTCCGCGCCGCGTCGAAGTTGAGGGTCGCGGTCCCCGAGGCGTTGGCCACGACCGAGATCCCGATCCCTGTCGCGTGCGCCCAGGACGGAGTGCCGGCCCCGACCGAGAATGACGCGATGGGGATGCGCGAGAGCTTCCACGTGGCGTCCTGGAGAGCGACCCCGTTGGCCGCCTCGATCGTGGCGAGTGACGCCCGGAAGTAGGCCCCCGTCCCGCCGCCGGTGTAGATGCGGAGCTCCGAGCTCGCGAGATCGAACCGGCCGCGGAGGGCGGGCCGGAGCCAGATCTCGATCGCTGTCGCGAGCGTGGCGTTGTAGTCGGCGAGGGCGGTCGCCTGGTAGTCGGTGTTCGTCGTCGAAGCGGTCGCCGCGACCTGCAGGGATGCCGCGCCCACACGGAAGGTCGCCGGGTCGACGATCGGCGAGCCCGTCCAGCCGGTCGCGCTCTCGGCGTCGGTGATGGTCGCGCCGCCCGCCCCGAGTCCGATGTGGGTCAGCGCCAGGCTGGCGGACTCACCGGCGAGGGCCTTGGCGTGCTCCGTCGCGCCGAGCAGGGTGTAGGCATTCGGGTAGACGAGCCGCTCGACGATGCGGCCCGCCCCGTCGCGTGCCTCGAGCGTGACCACGCCTCGGACGGGACCGGGGGCGTCGGCGAGTCGGATCAGGTCCATTGGGTCCAGTCCCACATCAGCGGATGCCCGGCCGGACCCCAGGTCCAGGGTCCCGAATCGACCGCCGTCGCGAGCGCCCCGTCGGTCGGCGGCGGGACGACGTCCGGCAGCACCCGCTCGGTCGGCGGGAGCGCCGGAGCCGAGTACAGGCTGCAGGTGTATCCCGCGTCCGAGGCCCGCCACTCGTTGCGGATTACCTGCAGGTAGGTCGTGACGGGCGGGCTCGTCGAGTCGTCGACGAACGCGAAGGCGTTGAAGGGGTGGAGGAACGGCACGCCGTCGAGCGCCGGGATGTCGATCCGGGTCCGGACCCCGGAGCGGAAGAAGAGGATGTCCTGGGCCCGGATCGTCGCCACGTCGGCGTTGGGGAGGTAGGCGTTGCTGATCGACTGCGGGATGATCCCGAACAGGTCCTGCGCGTCCCGGTCGTCAGCCACGATCGACCAGGGCGACGCTTCCCGCGCCGGCTTCCCGTTGACCTTCATGGTCGTGACGAACGCCGGCGCTCCCGAGACGTTGTAGAGCACCAGGTCGGCCGTCGAGCCGTTCGGCGTCAGGACGTAGTAAACGTCGGGCGTGAACGCCGTCATCGCCGGCGGAGCTCCGGCGTGGACCGCGAGCGCCGTCCCGGTCCCGTCCGCCTTTGTGTTCGCGGCGATCGTTCCCATCGTCGTGAAGAGGAGCGGGAACTCGCGCTCCCACCGCGTGAGATCCTGGCCCTTGATCTGGAGCGTGACCGAGCCCGGATACCAGACGGCGCGCGGGACGCTGTTGTATTGGGTAACGGGTACGGACCCGTTCATGACCGTGTACGGAACCTGGTCGAAGGTCGTCCAGCCGTAGGCGGTTGGGAGCGCGACCGGCGTCTTCTGGTCATAGACGGTCTCGTCGACGAGGGCCGAGACCCGATCCTCGTAGGCGAGCAGCACCCGGGAGACCTGGCCCTGCTGCCGTCGCGCGTAGGAGAGGTCGTAGGCGACCAGGCTCCGCACGAACGACGCGACCGGCGTCGCGAGGAGCGCCCGGTGGCTCTCCCGGTTCAGGAAGCGCAGGACGCCATCGACGTCGACGTAGACGCGGCCTCCCTCCGCGATCGCGAGGTCGGCGAGCTCGGCCACCGGGCTAGCCGCGACCGCGACGGCCCACACCGCCGTCGTCTCGGCGACGTCGAGGACGAAGTGGACGCCCTCGGTCAACCCGGCCGCCACGAGGAGCCCACGAGCCACGTTGTCGAGTCGGACGGCGGAGCTGGGCCCGTAGTTGACCTGCAGGCGCGCGAGCGTCGCAAGCCGATCGAGGAGCCGCATCGAGACGCCTCGCGTTGACTCGGTCGGCGTCAGGGAGTCGATCCAGAAGGTGCCGATCTTGGCGAGGATCCCGTTGTAGCCCAGGCGGATGTAGGCCTTCTGGCCAGGGTGGGTCAGGTAGCTGTAGAGCGGTCCGGCCGCGTTGTCGGGGTCGTAGCGACGCGTGGCATTGTCGAGCTCGACGTTGACCTCCGCGGCGTTGAGCGCCCGCGTGTTCGGATCGACCGACTCGACGCCCGCGAGCGACAGGACGTAGGGCGTCTCGTTGACGAACGTCACCCCGTCCCATTGGACCCACAGCTCGTAGCCGAACGTGTGGACCGGCGCGAGCGTGGCGGCGATCAGGGCCGGATCCACACTCATCGCGGAGCGACCTCGGTCAACACCAGCGAGAACGAGCCCCGGTCTTCAAACTGGCGCTCGAGGGCCCCGATGTCGAGCCCGACCGAGACGCCGTCGGCGCTCGGCCAGGCGTCCGTGAACGTGAAGGTGGGATAGGCACCGGCTTCGACCGCGCTGCGCCAGAGGCTGACGAGCGAGTCGTAGACGGCGAGGTCGATCCAGCCGAAGGTCAGGCGGTAGCGGTACGAGAGCGAGAGGACCATCGTCCGCAGGTTGCCGTCGAGGGTGCGTCGAGCGAGGACCCGCTGATCGAGCTCGCGGCTGTTCCCGGATGGCCCGGGGAGGCCCAGGTCGATGGTCGTGCCGGCGTAGGTGATCGTGGGCGTCATCCCGCCCTCGCGAGGGTGAGGCCCCGCCGGCGGGCCTCGTCGTCGAGGTGGTCATAGATCGAGCGGGCGAACGCCCGCGCCTCCGCCTCGGTGCCGGCCAGGGAGCCGGCAGAGATCGTGATCCCGCCGTTGATCGTCAGGCCGCCCCCGCCCAGACCCTCGAGCGTCGGCCGGATCGTGCCGGCGGTCTCGGGCACGAACAACTCAGCCCGGCGCTCGCCCACGATGTACGGCACGCCCGCATCGACCGCCCCACCACCGGCCCTGGCCGCGGCCTTGATCGTCGTGATGGAGAACGTGGTCTCGGCCTTGACCAGCGCCGAGGTGTACGACCGCAGGCCATCGGCGAACGACTGGCCGAGCGCCGCCCCGGCAGCCGCATAGGTCACGCCGCTCGCCGCGAGGAGTGCCACGACCTTCGCGTTGGTCGCCTTCCAGGCCGCCGGATGCTTGTCGAGGTACGTCTGGAGCGCCGCCATCTCCTTGTCGTAGGCGGTCGTCTGCGCGGCGAAGCGGGCGTCCTCGGCGGTACTCGCGTCCTTCGCGAGCAGGTCGTTGGCGTCCTTCTGGAGCGTCAGCGCATCGATCTTGGTCCGCGCGTCGGCCTCCAGCCTCGCGATGTTCTGCTCGGCGAGGTAGTCGGAGAGGGCCTGCTGCGCCGATGCGAGCGCGGCGGGATCCGCCGCGGTCCCGACCGCGGCCTGCAACTCGGCGAGCCGACGCGCGTCCTGGACGTCCGCGAGCGCCTTCCGGGCCGCGTCCACTCCGGCGTTGATCGCGCCGATCTGGCTGTCGAGTTGCGCGTTCGCGAGGCTCCGGGTGTCATCGATCGCCCGCAGGTTCTTGGAGTGGAGATCATCGAAGAACGTGCGGGCCGCGGTGTTCACCTTCTCGAACGCCGCCGACAGGTTCGTCTTTGCGTCGTCGGCGAGGGTCCGAAGTTTCGCCTTGGCGCTGTCGGCCGCCGTCCCGGCGCCGCCGGTCGCCGTCGCGAACCGATCCGCGGCGGTGACTCCGGATCCGCCGAGCATCGCGATCGACGCCTCCAGTTGGGCGTTCGCGGTGTTCGACCCAACCGTCTTGCTGATCGCGGCGACCTGGGCCTGATAGCTCGGGTACAGCTCCTCGGTCTTGGTGATGACCCCTTGGAGTGCCGTGACCATGGGGGCCAGCGCCGCGCCGAACAGGCCCGTGGTCGGGAGGCTCGCGATCGTGGAGCGCAGCCCGTCGGCGAGTGCCAAGGCCGCGTTCCGGCCAGCCACGAAACCTGGCCCCTTGAGCGCATCGAGGTAGGCAAGGATGGACATCGCCGTGTTGGCCGAGGCCTCGCGCACGGCCGGGTCGCCGGCGTTGAGGCCGTCGACGAGGGCCTTCGCGTGGAGCGCGCCGGCGAGCATCGTCTTGACCTTCGCGAGGTCGAGCGGCTTGTGGAAGGCGTTCATCAGGACGTTTCCGGAGGCGACAATCGCAGCCGCCGCCGACTCGGCGCCCTTGCCGAACTCGATGCCGGCGTCCACTCCCGCGTCGCGGGCCGCGTTCGCCTTCTCCTTGATCGCGAACGTCAGATCCTCGGCCATCGCTGCACCGGCCTCCGAGGGTGCCGGGCTTCCACGCCCGCCGGCCGCCAGGCTCTCCGCCCATCCCCGCCCGGCCGCGTCGCCGGCGTCCTTCTGCCGAGCGAGGATCTGCGCGTTGACCACGTCCAGGTCGGACTGAAGACTCTTGAGTTGGTCGCCGTAGAGCAGCGTCCCGAAGGGCAGGTTGGCGATCTTCTCGATGCCGGCAACGATCGCCGCGCGGGCGGTCTCCATCTCGGCGAGGGTGGCGGTCTTGACGTACTCGGTGGTCTGCGTCGCGATCGCGTCGGCCTGCTTGTTGAGGCCGTCGTTGATCATCGCCCAGGCGGCGACGACGGCCGCCGCAGCGACGAGGGGCAGTGCCAGGGTGAGGCCGGCGCCGAAGATCGATCCGGCCTTGGTGCCGGCAGTCATCCACGGCGCCACGTTCGCGGTGAGGGCAGCGGCCAACTGGGGGGCCACCTGCGAGCCGAGGATGCCGGCCGCGCCCCCGATCCCCGCGAACAGCACGCGGGTCAACTGGGGCCCGAGGAGCGCGGCCACCATCAGCAGGTCGCCCATGTTCGTGCCGATCCCGGCCAGGCCGCCTTGGAAGTCGTGCAGCATGAGCAGCGCCTTGCCGGCGAACGTGTTGTCGTTGATCTCGCCGGCCTTCGCGACGGCATCGGTGTACTGCTCGACGGTCGGGACGAAGGACGCGAGGGCCTGCCCGGGCTTAAGCAGGGACGCGACCAGGCCGCCCACCCGCTTCCCGAACAGGTCCTGAGCCTTCTGCGTCCGCTCGAACGCGTCAGCCGTGTTGGAGATGTCGGCGATGACGGTGTTGAACTCCTCCGGCGAGTGGACCTTGGAGAGCGCCGTCTGGAAGCCCTGGGCCGCGCGGTCGGCGGTCACGCCGGCCTTCGCGAAGAGGTTGACGATCCCGAGGGTCTGATCGGTGGACCAGCCGGCGGCGGCCATCGTCGGCGCGAACTTGATCAGGGAGTCCACCACGGCGTTCGCGTTGACGCCGAGAACCTGGGCGCTCGCGGTGACCTTGTCCATCATCACCGGCATATCGGCGAGGGAGATGACGCCCGTCTTGACCAGGGAGTTGAAGCGGTCCACGGCCTCCGCCGCGGTCCCGCCGACGATCTCGGCGTAGTCGAGGAAGTTGGCGGCGAGGGCCGTTGCGGCCGCCCCGGTGATGTCGAAGTGGGTCTTGAGGCCGATCTTGGTGTCCGCGATCTCGGCGTAGGTCTGGTGGGCGTTCTTGTAGAGATCGTTGAGCGCCGCGGAGAACACCTTGGCGTCCTCGGTCGAGGCGCCCGTCTGGACCCGGTACTCGCCGGCCAACTCGTTGAGTTGGGTCGCGCCGGTCACGGCGGACGCGAGCCCCGCGCCAACGCCGGCCCCGATCGCGCCGCCGATCGCCTTGTTGATCTTGCCCGAGAGGCGCGCCGCCATCGTGGTGCCGGCCGAGTCGGCGGCCTTCGCGGCGGATGCTTCAAAGGCGCCCGTGTCCAGGTTGAGCCGGACGAGGGCGAACAGGTCTGCGACGACGCTCATCTAGTGGACCTTCACGATGCCCAACTCGGAGAGCTTCCCGAGCGCGGCCAGGTACTCGGTCACCGACTGGGGTGGACGCGCGGGCAGGTACGACGGGCGGGGCAGGTCCGGCAGCTTGGTCACCGCGAGGCCATACGTCGGCACCGCGGCGCGCTCGAGGGCGTCGTGGACCGCCACGAAGATCTCGCCCATCCGGTCCCTGCGCTCCCCGGTCATCCGCTCCTGCGCCTTCCGGTAGAGGAGCGTGACTTGGCGGATCGTGAGTGACCCTTCAACGTCGGCGGGGCTGCGGTAGTGCCAGTTGGCGATCGCCCACTCGTAGAACTCGCCTGGGCCGACGCGACGGCCGCCCGAGCGATCCCCACCACGAGCGCCACCTGGCTGGATGCTTGGGGGAATGCCACCTCGGTCAACTTGGAGTAGATCGCATCGATCTCGCGCTCGGTCGCGTTCTCCAAGTCGCCCAGGGCGTGCGTCACGTCATAGGCCAGGATCAACTCGCGCTCCGAGTCGGCGATCGCTTGGACGCCTTCCGGGGTGTCGCTCGGATAAGCCGCCAGCCTGAGGAACGACTCCTGGAGCTGGTTCTGCCAGGCCCGGTTGGCCCGCCAGACCAACTCCGGGACCAGGATCGTCTTGCCCCCGACGACGAACGGGAGGAGGCCGGATGCGACCTCCTCCTCCTCGCTCGGCATGGCGGTCAGCCGACCTCGATCTTGATCGGGACCAGGGTGGGATCCGCGCCGTCATAGTGGCCGTGCATGACGACGTGGCTCCCGGCGATCGCCGAGTCCGACATCTCCACGTCGAGGGTGCCTTCGGAGAGGGCCTTGGTGACGGTGACCTTGAGGTGCCGGCCGTCCACGCCGAGCCCGTCGAGGATGACGTCCTGGAATGCCGCCGAGGCGACGCGGCCGATCCGCCAGGTCGTGATCGTGGTGCCGGCGTCGTCCACCATGACGACGGCGTCACCGGAGTCGTGGTTGAACCGCAGCGGCTTCTCGGTCGCGACCGTCAGGCCGGACACGTAGCCGACGACCTTGACGATCTCGGTCTCACCGGCGTCGCCGACTTTGAGGAACTTCCCGGTTGCGATGTTGGTTGAGGCCGTGAGGACCAGCGCGGACGCGCCCGCCACCGAGTCCGCGCTCAGCGTCGTGGCGAGGCCGAGCGTGACCGTGATGGTGCCGGTCCCGACGACGGACGTGGCACCCGGCATCGACCAGGCGATCTTGGCGGCCGACAACTCATTGACGTCGAACTCGACCGAGACATCGACCTTGGTGTTGAACACGGCGCCCGCGAGCGCCCCGCCGGCGCCCTGGAACTCGGGCTTGATCTGGGTGGCCTTGACCGACGCCTTGGGCGCCGTTTCGGTGGCCCCGACCTCGACGCCGCCAACCGTGAGGCTGGCCGGCGCGCCGAAGAACAGGGCAGTCGTGTCGATGACCGTCGCCATGCTGGTACTCCTTCCTAGGGGATGGGCTGGGTGCTGACGTTGAGCCGGAACACGCCGTAGGCGTAGGGCTGGCTGGTGCCGGGATCCTTGCCGAGCGTCGGGCCTCCCTCCACGACGCTGCCGAAGATCGGAAGGCCGGAGGCGGCGACGCGCGGGCCTCGCCGATGGAACACGCCAGCGCAGGCGAGATAGAGCACTTCGGCCGCCGGGAAGGTGGCCGCGTAGCAGCGCAACGCGAGCGTGACGCTCGACGTGGCGGTCCCGGCCTCCCACGGCGGGTCGAGGACCGCAAGGACGATGAAGGGCAGATACGCACCGGCGCCCTTGGCGTCGCCGGCCGATGGCTCGGTGGGACGGATCCGGGTCGTGATCTCGGTCACGCCGGGAGCCGCGTACAACTCATCGATGGCCGCGCCCAGGGGCGAGAGGATCGGGGTCATGACATGCCCGGCTTCACGCGCCGAGCGACCGCCGGAGCGATGACCGCCTCCGAAGCGCCCGCGACGTTGCGGTTGACAGCCGGCGTGAGGAACGGGCGGGCGATCTGGTGGATCGTCCCGAGTTCGTTGAGGTGGCCGAGCCGTGACGAGAAACCCACGAACAGCACGACCTGGTTGAGCGGCGTGGCGAGGCCGCGGGGCTTGCCTTGGGTGTTGCCGGCGACCTTCTTCCCGAGCGCCCACACGCCGAGGACTCCGGTGTCGGCCAGCATCGGGACGCCGCGCTCCGCGGCTCTCTCGGGATCTCGGGGGGCGTTGGCGACGGCATCGTCGAGGATCCGTTGGCCGACGATCGCGAGACCGTCAGCCGCCCCGAGCATCACGTCGTTGAGCGCGGCCCGGTTCATGACGACCTTCTTCGCCCGGTTCGCGATGATCTTGGCGGAGGGAGCGCGGCTGTACGGCATCACTCGATCGCCTGGAGATCGAGCTTCAGATGGTGGTCCTGGCCGGCCTGGTCGTGGATCCCGAGGATGTCGTAGCGGATCCCGTCATGGCTGACCCAGGCCGCCGTCGTCAGGCCCGCCAGGGGCCAGATGTAGGCCACGTGGCTGCTCACGACGGCGCCACCCTGGGACAGGATGGCCGCCTCGCGCGCCGTACGTGGCTGGATCAGCCCGTCAACGGTCGCCAGGATCGCGGGGCCTTCGACGGGCTGGTGGTACGCATCGAGGATCGGGACGCCGGTGCCGTCGACCTGTCGGATCGGATCGCCCTGGTGGTGGCGGACGGCGAGCGGCGTAGTGAGCGCGGCGCTCGTGGTGGTCGCGGTGATGACCTGGACGATCTCGGATTCGCCGGGATCTCCCACCCGAAGGTACGCGCCATCCGACGGGGCGACGAGAAGCGCGGCGTAGGCGAGCGCGGCGGTTCCGGTCGGGGCGTCCGCGGTAAGCGTCGTGTCCGCGCCACCGGCGGTGTCAGGCCCGCCGGCGGTTTGCGTGGCCGTCCCGTGGATGACCAACGTGTCCCGGAACAGATCGCCGAGGCTCACGTCGGCTCCATCGCGGAGTGGATCCGCATGGCGTAGGCGGGCCGGCGGAGGAGGACGGAGCGGGCCAGGTTGCCCCGGCTCATCCGGCCCGCCGACAGCCCGCGGGTGTACTGGTAGTCGCCGATCGTCTCGGAGTCGAGGCCCGTCTCGCCGACGGTGCCGCGGACGAGCTCGATCACGGCGCGCTTGACCGCGGCCGTGTCGGAGGGCGTGTACGTGGCGGTCACGGTGCCCTGCCAGCCGAGGTAGAGCTGTCGCCAGGGTGGATCATCGGCAAGGTCCGGGGTCCAGATCCGCCGGATCATCCCGCTCGAGGGCGTGAACAGGAACTCGCTGGCGGCGAGCGTGCGGCCGGCATCCGTCATGACGACGGACTCGGCCCGGCGCCGGAGGTAGAGCGGCGTGTCGCCAATCCCGGGCATGAACGTGTCGGTGCGCTCGCCCGTGAGGGGGCCAACGCGACCGGCGAGCCATGCCTCTTCCCGATCGATGACCGCCTGCAGGTCGACATCGCTGAGGCGCGAACGCACGAGCGCCCGAACGGCAGCGATGTCGACGAGAGACGGCATGGCTACTTCCGCCCGCGCCTGGCAGGGGCCGGCTCAGGTTCGGTGACGAGCGCCTCCACGGCGAGCGCCGTCTCGGCGGCAGCCTGCTTGGCTGGGTTGCCCACGAACACCTCGCCCCCGCGGATCGGCTTGGGGCCGACTCCGTGGATGCCAGGCGCGACGACGAGCGGCCCGTGAGGGTCCGCCTCGCCGGCGTTCGTCGGCGGGAGGAAGTCCTGCGGCTGCGGGTCCACCGCGGCGTCGCGGAGCGGCGTGCCGATGAGGATCGGCACGCCCGCGTCGCGAGCATCCATCAGGCCACCTTGACGTTGCGGAGGACGGCGGCCGCGCGGCTCGACTTGAGCACGACGGCAACCGGCCCCATCTCGACCTCGCCGGTCTTGACTGCGCCCGCGGTGGAGAAGTCCGGGAGCCAGGTCTGGATCAACTGGCCCGGAACGGCAACTCCGTGGAAGCCGTCCATGCCGAACCGCACCGCGTAGATGCTGGTCAGGCCGCCGGGGTTGACGCTGTACGCGCCGGGCGTGGTCTCGGCCACGACGGCCGCGTGGCCTGCCCCGACGATGCCCGAGGCATCGATCGAGAGGAGCGGGACATCCACGCCGGCGTAGCGGCCGGCGAAGGTGACGACGAGCGGCGTGGTCCCGATCGGCGCGGCGCCGGTCGCCGACACGTCGCCGGAGTCGATGTTGGACAGCGCCTCAAGGGCGGTGACGATCGTCGCGGCGGTGGCCCCGAAGGCGATCGGCGCGGTCGTTTGCCCCTGGAACGTCAGGGTGAACGTGCCACTCGTCCAGGTGCCGGAGGCGGTGATCGTCTGGACCTCGTTGGTCCCGGCTGCGCGGTTCGGGATGACGAGATCGGCCACGCCGGCCTTCTCGCCCAGATCCACGAGCGGGATCCCGCGGAACGTCTCCTGCTCGACGCCGAAGGCGTCGGTGGCGGAGCGCAACTGGCCGGAGAACGCCGCGACCATGCCGAGGAGGGCCTTGGCGGTCCCGTTCATCAGGAGCGCGTCGGGCCGGCCGTCCATGAGCGCCAGCCAGGCGTTGATCCGGGCGACCGCGGCGATCGCGAGGGCCTGGGTGTTGACCGCGGTCAGGTCGAGAACCGGGCCGGCGACCTCCGTCGCGGTCCCCGAGAGCGCCTGGTTCAGGCCATCGAAGCCGTCCGTTGTCACGGAGTCGTTGCCGTTGATGACCTGGTCCGAGAAGTACGCCTTGGTCGCCTTGACCAACTGCGTCAACTGGAACGACACCTCCGACACGGCACCGATCCCGGTCAGCACGCGGTCGATCTGGAACGAGCCACCGAGCGGCCGCAGGTTGACCGTGTACTGCGCCTTGGTGACCTCGGTCGGGCTGTATTCGGCGTTGATCGCGCGGAACGCGGCGGCCCGCTGGCTCACCTGGCGGGTGTAGCCGTAGACCAGCGTGGATCCGCCGCCGGCCGGGTTCACCGACTGGTCGAACGGGAGGCGGTCGAGGATGAACGACGACTTGCGAAACTCGTCGATGATCTGGTGGTCGATGGCGGTCGCTGCGTTCAGCGACGCCTGGGCAAGCGTGACTGGCATATTTGGTGCTCCCGCGAGTAGGGAGACATCCCGCGTTCCGCCTTCACTCGCACTCGGGCGGAGGGATGGCGGCTAGCGCCGCCGGTTCATTTCAGTGCTTCGTGTAGTGCGCTGCGATGGCCGACTCGAGGTCCTTGGCCTGCGCCGGTGCGCCCGTCTGGGCTCCGCGGGTGGGGCCGCCGGCTCCCCCCTGGGTGAACATCTCGGGGATGTCCGACTTCAGCTGTTCGACGGCCTTGTCGAGGTCTGTGACCTTGCCGGACTCGTCGACCTTCAGGCCTGCGATGAGGTCCGACCGCAACGCCAGCTCGAGGAGCGTCTCGTTCGTGGCGCCTGCCACCCGGAGGGCGGCCTCGACGCGGACCGACCGGATGCTCGTCTGCCACTTGGCCCGTTCCGCAGCCGTCGCGGCGTTGGTGGCCTCCTTGATCGCCTTCTCGGTCTCGGACAGGCCAGCGGCCCGCAGGGCCTCGAGCTCGGCCTGGACGGCCCGGAGGGCGTCCTGGGCTTCCTTGGCTGCCTTGCGCTCGGCGGCGATCGCCTTCTTCCCGGCCTCCCCCAGGGCGTCCGTGTCGCCCGTCGCGGGCGTGGCGGTCGCAGGCGTGGGATCGGATGCCGGGCTGACCGGCGTGGTCTGGGCCGGCGTCGCACCGGCCGCGGCGGGCGTCGCGCCCGCGGGAGTGGTCGTTTCGGGCATGGTGGTCCTAGTTGCCTCCTCGCGCAAGGGCTGCCTGGACGTCCGGCATCATCGGCGCCACGGCGGGCGCGGGAGCCGGCTGGGTTGCTGGCGGAGGGGCCGCGGCGAGCCGCTCGCGGATGAGGGCGATCTGGCGCGGCGAGAGGCCGAGCTCCTCCCAGATGGTCTCCTCGTCGATGCCGAGCGCCTTCCACTTGGTCATCGCGTCGGTGTGGGTGGCCTCGGTCCGGCTCTCCGGGTCCTTCCAGATGATCTCGGCACCGAGGTCCTTCCCGCGCGGGTCGTCACGGAACGCGAAGTTGAGCCGGAAGACCTCCTCCCAGGACTCGCCCTTGTAGAGCTGCGAGTCGAGGACCTTGGCGACGAGGCCCGTCTCGGCGCTCTTCAGGGACTCGCCCGAGGGCGGCTGGCCCGACTGCGGCAGGAGGTAGTGGTACGGCGTCCGGCTGATCGCGCCGAGGTGCTGCACCTCCATCTGGACGCCGGAGATCATCGGCGCGAGGTCGGTCTGCTCGAACTCCCCGAGCTCGGGAGTCGCCGGGTTCGGGTCCTCGGGGTCGGGCGGGGGCAGGATCCACAGGCGATCCACCGCGGCCTTGAACGGCTCGATCGGCTGGCCCGTCTTCTCGTCGATCTCGACCTCCCAGTTCTTGAGCCAGCGCTGGCGGAAGGCGGCGAGGTCCGACGCGTTGATCGTGTCGGCACGCAGCTTGTTGATCGCGTCCTGGTTGCTCATCACCATCGCGATCTCGGACTGCCCCTCGTCGGGCCCGAAAACGCCCGGGATCGGCCGGCCGTAGGCGTCGAGGACCGGGGCGGTGAGGCGCGGCCGGTTGACGAGCGGCACGATCGGGATGACGCGCAGCGGGTTCCGCACCGGCCACGGCTCGCCCGGGACCTCGTCGCGGGTCCACTGCGCGACCCGGCCCCAGGAGGCGGCGCTGAACTCGACCGCCTTCTGCTCCGATCGGAACTTGTAGATGCCGTCTGGGAGGTACAGCTCGGCGCGGTAGCGGCCGTCGTCCGCGAGCCAGCGCTTGAGGGCCGCGCGGCGCTTCCAGCTCTTGCCGGGCTCGGTCTCGACGGTGACCTGGAGCGCCGACTCGATCGTGGCCTCGGGCTCGCCGCTGACCGCGTCGGGCCAGACGAGCACGTAGGCGAGGCCCTTGACGAGCGACTCGGTGTGCGCGATCTGCGACTCCGCGTCGAGCCGGTTGCGCTGCCACCAGTCCCAGGCGTCGGTGTCGCCGCCCCGGTTGTCGCCGATGCGAATGCCCTGCACCTGCAGCCGCTCGCGGTGGGCGTCCACGACGAGGGACATGAAGTTGGAGCTGAACTCGCGGAAGCGGTCGCCGAAGGCTGCCCGGAAGGTGTCCGACACGAACGCGAGCGGCTGGCGCCCGGCGTAGTACGCCTCGTACCGCTCCATCCGGTCGCGCCGATCGTCGAGGCGCTTGCCGAGCCGGGCGAGCCACCAGGGGAGCGAGCCGGGGTCGAGCGTGACGGGCGCCATCGGGTCGATCATCAGAACCCCACGGCCTTCCGGGGCGTGCGCACGAACGCGACAGGCGCTTCCTGCATGGCCATCGCGACGGCGCGGACGAGCGCGACGCAGGCGACGTTGGGGCGCGTCGAACCGTGCTTGGAGCGGGTGACCTTCATGCCGCGGTCGGTCAGAACGGCGGTCGTGTTGGCGACGTGCTCAGCGAGGACCGGATCGTCGGCGTGGACCAGTCGCCCCGTGGTGATGAGCTCGAAGGCCATCGTCGAGGGCGGGGCCATCACGGCCGCCGTCATGGGCACGTCGACCATGTTCAGGCCGTCCTGCTCGAGCATCTCGGCCGACTCGCCGAAGGCCACGCGGTCGAACGCGAAGGCAGGTCCTGGGATCGCCCGCCTCGTCTTCTCGTCGCGGGTCTGCGCCAGCGGGTAGGTCGTTCGGAGCGTGCGGAGGGCGACCCGCATCGCCTCGGCCGACACGATGCCCGTGGCCGCCTCGGGCGCGAACACCTGCGACCTCACCACGACGCGATCTCCCTGGCGTTGCGCGACCGCGACCGCGCCAAGCTCACCGTCCGGGCTCCGATCGATGCCGACCCCGATCGGCAGAGCGACGTTGAGCGGCAGGTCGCCGCGCGTCGCAGACCACGCCCCTTCGCGCAACCAGGTGTCCTCGGTGCCCAGGAACTGGTTGAGGTGGTAGCGGCGCCATTCGAGGAGCGCACCGCGAGCCCGAAGCCTCGCGAACTCCCGACCGAGGTACTTGCCGTCCGCGAGCCAGGACGCGGGATTGCAGGCGAGCCAGACCGCGGGGTCCTCGATGTCGGCGTCGCGCGGAGCGCCGTACCAGTAGATGAGGGTCCCGTTGACTCGGTCGCGGTAGATGAGCAGGGAGCCCCGCACCTCGAGCTCGCCGGTTCCGGAGAACATCGAGTCGTACAGGTCGGCGAGGATGCCCTCACCGGCGACGCCAGCGGTCGTGATCCACAGGGTGAAGGGCTGCTCACGGGCGCCGGTCCCGGTCGTGAGGGCCGTGTACAGCTCGGCTGACTTGTGGGCGTGCAGCTCGTCGATGATGTTGGCCGAGGGGTTGAGGCCGTGCTGGAGGGCGCCGTCGCTCGACAGGGAGCGCATGATCCCGCCGTTGCGGGCGCACTCGATTCGGAGGGAGCGGTAGGGCCGCAGGCGATCGAGCAGGAGCGGGGACCGGCGGACCATGCTGATCGACTGGCCCATGACGATCCCGGCCTGGTTGCGGGCCGCCGCGGCGACATAGACCTCGGGCTCGGATTCGCCGTCGGCGTCGAGCATGTACAGCCCGGCACCGGCAGCCATGGTGCTCTTGGAGTTCTTGCGGGGGAGCCCGAGGCCGACCTCGTTGTAGATGCGGAGGCCGGTGGCGGGATCGAACTCGAGGGCTTCCCACCAGAACTCGCGCTGCCAGTCCTCGTAAATGAGGGGGCGTCCCGCCCATCGGCCCTTGGTGTGGCGGATGTACCGCTCGCAGTACGCGGCGAAATGGGGGCCGCCGGACAGCGCGTCGGGGACCACGGCTCAGCCCACATCGCCGACCACCCGAAGTCGTGGCGGGAGGCCGATGTCGGCCGTGAGCGAGTCCAGCGCATGCTCACGCTCGATCCGAAGGCCCGTCCGAGCCGAGGGCGACAGGCCGAGTTCGCGGGCGAAGAGGCGGATGGCATCGCGGTAGTCGCGGACGATCTGGTGGAGCGGGTTCTTGACCAGCTCGCCCTTCTGTCCACGGACCAGGGGGCCCGACTGCGCCAGCAGCCGAACTGCGTATTCGTAGCCCGCGACGCCCTCGCAGTACGCCCGCAGGATGTCCCTATCGGCCGCCCGGATGACGCCCGTGTGGCGCATGTCGCGCAGGACCCGCCGCCAGACGGCCTTCGCCGCGTCGTCCATGTCGGCCGGGATCTTCGGGACGTCGGGCGAGGGCATCGGCTCGCGCAGGTTGAGGCGGCTCGGGCGCGTCTCGCCGCGGAGCTGCTTCACCTTCGTCGGGGTCGGGGCCGGACCCCGCCTACCCATCGACGCGCTCCGCCGTCCGCCCGGTGAAGTTCTGCCAGCGCTCGATCGCCACCTGGACGTACTTGGGGTCGATCTCCATCGCGTAGCAGCGCCGGCCGAGCGTCTCTGCCGCCATCAGCGTCGTGCCGGAGCCGCTGAAGGGCTCGTAGACGGCCTCGCCCGGGCGCAGGTGGTTCCGGATCGGGATCTCCGAGAGGAGCACCGGCTTCTGGGTCGGGTGGTCCTCCTTGTGCTCCTTGCTGCCGCCACCGATCCGCTTGGGACTGGGTGCGCGCCAGATCGTCGCCTGGTCGCGCTCGCCGATGAACAGGTTGGGAACGCCCGGCCGCCGGACCACGACGCATGGCTCGTGGGCCCAGTGGTACCAGGATCGGCCCACTGAGAAGAGGCCCTTGTCCCAGATGATCTGGCTGGCGACCTCGAACCCGATGTCGAGCAGGCCCTGCAGCACCTCGAGGGTGTGGACGCTCGCGTACCAGACGTAGCCGACCCGGAGGGACGGCACGAGGGCGAACGCCTCGGACCAGTCGGCGCGGGTGTCCATGCTGATCGAAGTGTTGCGGTGGCCCGCGGTGTGGTGGCCCCGGATCGCCCGTGGGGCGTCCTCGCCCTCGGGCCGGCCGTCGGCGGCGTCGCGCATCATGTACGGCTTCTCGGCGCCCGCTACGACGCCCCAGCCCTTGACCCGCTTCCGCGGTCCGTTGTACACGCCGTCGCGCCAGGTCTGGTCGAGCTGAACGCCGTAGGGCGGGTCAGTCGCGAGGAGTGTGGGTTCCGCTCCGGCCAGGAGTCGCGTCACGTCCGCGGGGCTCGTCGCGTCACCGCAGAGGATGCGGTGGTCGCCGAGCACGTAGAGCTCGCCGGGCTTGACGTATGACTCCTCGGGCGGCTCGGGCACGTCGTCGGGATCGGTGAGGCCCGCCTTGGGGTCGTTGCCCTTGAGATCGCCGAGGAGGGCGAGCAGCCCGGCATCGTCGACCGTGACGTCTGCGAGCAGCGCCCGGAGCTTCTCCTCGTCGCGCCCTGCCATCGCGCCGATCGGGTCGAGGGTCGCGAGGACGAGCGCCTCCTCGGCGAGCTCGAGGTCGACATAGAGGACCGGCACGGTCGGCTCGCCCCGTCGCAGGGCGAGCGCGACCCGGGCATGGCCGTCGACGACGAAGCCGGTGCGCCGGTTCACGAGGACCTGCTGGACCCAGCCCACCTGGTCGAGGGCGCCGGCGAGGGCGTCCTGCTGCGCCTTCGGGTGAATCCGCCAGTTCGCCGGGTTGGCGAGCAGCTGGTCGGGCGCCTCCTGCCCGGAGCCGGTGATCCGGTTGCGCCACGTGGCGGTCTGCGTCGGCGCGGTGGTCTTGGTGGCCACGCGCGGGCTCACCGCGCCACTCCGGCGCCCTGTGGCGCCCGTGGGCGAACCGGGGCCGCGGCGGGCACGGATATTTCTGGCGAAACTCGGCCGCGTGCACACGATTGGGAGGCGCGGACGTCCAGGAGCGCAGAACCCGCGTGTGGGGACCCCCGGTCGACCCTTCGTGCGTTCACGAGGCGCGCTCCGTTGGCGGAGTTCCTCGATCGGCAGAGCACCCGGGTGTTGGCGGGGTCGAACGGCCCGCCGCCATCGATCAGCGCATGCACGTGATCGAGCGTCAGGTCATGAGATGCGTGGGCAGGGTGCTCGACGCCATCGCCCGGACAAACCCAGCCGTACTGCCCGACGTGGCGGGCGATCATCCGCTTGGACAGGCGAGTCCATCGCGGATCAGCGTGAAGGTGATGGTTGGCCCCGATGCCCGACAGCCGCGGGTGCTGGCCGCAGCGTCCAGTCGTTCGGCTCGTGACGACGCCACAGACGGTGCAGAGCTTCACTCGCTAGACCACGACCGCCGTGCGGTTGGGCTGCCCTCGGGCGTCAAGACCTCGACCACCGTGCCCTCGGGCAGGGTCGGGTTGGACACGGGCGTCGTCTTCGCGCTCGCGCGGTTGACGGCGCGGACGTACCCGAGGTCGCGACAGGCAGGGGAGCCCGGGAGTCGGTGTGGATCTGACCAGCGCGCCGTCATGCCCGCAAGCGTGCGGACGGCGGGCCGCGATTCCTATTCGGTCGATTGGGCCATGCATGTCACCCGACCACTACCGCGTGTACTGCGCGGCGAGGCATAGCACCGCCGAAAACAACCCCTTGACTCGGAACCGTGAAACCGGGATGGCCGTCGCGGACACTACGGGGTGTGGCGGAGATGGAGCACGACGAGGCGCGACTCTGGTCGCTGGCGCGCGGTGGCGATGCCCTGGCGTTCGCCGCCATCTTCGACCTGCACCGGGACCGCGTGTTCCGCCAGGCCGTCCGCCTGCTGGACGCCGGGCCTGACGCGGAGGACGTGTCGGCCTCGGCGTTCCTCGAGCTGTTCCGCAGGCGGGACGACGTCCGGATCGTCAACGGGTCGGTCCTGCCGTGGCTGCTGGTCACGACGGCCAACCTGGCGAGGAACTCCACGCGGGCACGGCGCCGCTACCGGGACTTCCTGGCGAGGCTGCCTCGAGACGGCACGGAGCCCGCATCGGCCGATGTGGCCCTGTCGGTCGTCGACCTCGACCTGGACCCCCGGCTCCAGCGCGCCCTGCGGCAGCTCTCGGAGGAGGACGTCGTGCTCCTGACCCTGGTGGCGCTCGAGGACTTCACGATCGCGGACGCAGCCGCAGTCCTCGGCCTGAGCCCGGGAGGGGCCAAGACGCGACTGCACCGCGCGAGGCAGCGCATCCGCAAGACCCTGCCCGAATTCCAGGTTGCCTACGACCAGGCGGGAGCCCCGTGATGACGATCCAGATGGACGACCGCTACGCGAGCGCGCTGCGCGAGGCGCTCATCGACCACGTCCAGACCGCGTCGGGGCGTCGACGCGGCGCCGCACGCCGCCTGGCCATCGGCGCCGCCGCCGGCCTGCTGCTTGTCGCGGGGGCAGCTGCCGGAGCGGTCGCGACCGGCATCCTGCATTTCCCGGGCACGCCGGACGTAGCGCCTCTGGCGCCGAGCGTCACGGTGACGGGCGAGGGGACCCAGACGGTGGAACTCGGCGCGCCGCCGGCCGGCACGACGGAACTCGAGATCAGGCTGGCATGCCTGACGGCCGGGGCCTTCCAGACGGCCGACGGCGCCTCGCTCGTGTGCGACGCCTCCAGCGCGGGCACGGGCGCGATGGACTGGCACCTGGCCGTCGTCGCCGGCCAGCACTCGACGGTCATCACCGCGCGCGCGGGCGAGCGGTGGCGCCTCGTGGCGACCTACTCACGCGTGACGGACACCGCGTGGGGCGTCAACGCGGACGGGCTCACCTACGGGGTCCCCAACGACCGCGGCACGCCCGACCTCGTGGCGGCCGTCGCCAGCAACGGAAGGGTGGGCTACGTCTACAGCCGGGACATGTTCCCGCCGACCCCGTCCTCGCTCCAGATCGGGGGCGACCCCGAGCCTCGCACCATCACTGTCTACACCTCCGACGGCCACACGGTCATCGGGCAGATCCGCACCGGCGTCAACCCGAGCACCGCCCCGGCGAGCACCGCCCCGTAATGGACGTACCCGAGGTCGCGACAGGCAGGGGACCCGGGAGTCGGTGTGGATCAGACCAGCGCGCCGCCATGCCCCCAAGCGTGGGGTAGGTTTGGGCCATGCCTTCGGGGCTTCCGGGCGATGGGGCGAAGATTGAACCGGGCAGGGTCCGCTCGCATCTGTAGAGCATGGTGGCCATCGAACGACTGGAGGGCCTGATCAACGTGGGGCCTCGCGCGTCCGGGGGGACGGAGGTCGAGCGGAGGGCAGCCTTCGAGCGGTTCACCCAGAGCCGTTTGGAGCGCGCCTACCGCTTGGCTGGTCTCCTTCTCCGCGATCGAACGGATGCCGAGGATGCCGTCCATGACGCCGCGGTCCTGGCCTGGCTCCACTGGGGGGAGCTGCGCGATCCCGAGCGGGTCGACGCCTGGTTCGACCGGATCCTCGTCAACGGCTGCCGCGCGCGGATGCGCCGAAAGATGATCCGCCCGCTCGTCTTTGCCAACGGAGCCGAGGCGCCGGGCCCCGACGCATTCGCCGGCCTGCACGAGCGCGAGATCCTCCATCGGGCTCTCGCGACCCTCGACGCCGACCACCGCGTGGCGGTCGTCCTGCGCTACATCGCCGACCTGTCGCCCGCCGAGATCGCCGCCCGGACGGGCGAGCGCGAGGGCACCGTGAAGTCGCGGCTCCACTACGCGCTGCGCCAGATGCGTGCGGCCCTCGACGCCGCGGAGCGGGCGCCCGGAGGTTCCCGATGAACGACGAGCGCCTTGAGCGCGAGGTGCGTGCCGCCCTCCTCGAGGACGATCCCGGCCCGGTCGGCAGCGGACTCCGGGCGCGCATCGCCGCGGTGCCCGACGACGCGGCGCTTCGGCCCAGGCTCGTCCGGTCTCCGCGCGTTTCCCGGCTGATGGTCTCGGCGGCGGCAGTCGCCGCGGTGGTCCTCGTCAGCGCCACGCTCGTCATCGGGTTGGGCGCTCGCCGGACCTCGGTCGGACCGGCGCCGAGCGTTCTTCCCTCGGTTATGCCGATCAGCCCGGCGCCGTCAGCCGTGCCATCTGTGTCGCCCGCTCCCACGCCGAGTCCGTCGGGGTTGACTCCCGTGCCTGCCCCGTGGGGTGGCCTGCGCTGGCCGGCACCGATCGTCTTGCCCGACGCCAACTCGGTCGAGGGCGTCACCACATTCGACGGACAGCTCTTCGCAGTCGGCCACATCGTCGGAACGGGTGGCCAGAACCCGGTCGCTGTCTGGCGATCGTCGGACGGGACGACGTGGACGCCACTCGCCCAGAGTGGAGCGACGTTTGCGGGGGACGCCTTTGTCGAAAGCCTCGTCGCGACCCCGGACGGCCTTCTCGCCTGGGGGCCGGCCGGCGGATCAACCTGCACCGGACAGGGAGAGGGGCAGGCAACGTGCGTGCCGCCTTCCGACGTCATCTGGAGGTCGCCCGACGGGAGTAACTGGACCCGGGATGCGTCTGCCTTCGCGGGCGCGTGGCTCCAGGCGATCGCCAGAGGAACGCACGGTTTCGTGGCCATCGGGGACATGGGCTGGGACAGGCCGGCTATCTGGCTCTCGGACACCGGTGCGACCTGGCAGCGGCTCGCCCTGCCCGCCGCCGTGTTCGCCGACGCGCACTTCTCCACCGTCCGCGCGACGTCGACCGGTTACGTCCTCGCCGGCGGGACGGGTTCGATTTCGGTCTCGGTGACGGGCGGGCCGATGGCGACCGCGTCGAAGGTGGCTGCGGGCTGGTGGTCTCCCGACGGGCGCACCTGGACGAAGGCGACGGTGACGCGCGCGACCGAGACAGGATCCAACCTTGGGACAATCTCGGTCGGTTCGCATGGCCTGGTGGCCACAGGAGCCAGCCCCGCCGAACGGGATCATGCAGCGTGGACATCAGCCGACGGAGGCACCTGGACCCCGATCGCCGCGGGCTACATCGCAGCTCCCGCCACCTCGACAAGCGTCGCCACGCTGCCGTCGGACTTGATCGTCGATAACGGCACTGACCTCATCGCGATCGCCGTCAACGAGCAGCTCGGGCTCCGAATGTGGACCTCGTCCGACGGCGTCGCCTGGCGGCCGCTGCCGTTCTCCGGTGCCATCGACGCGCTTCCGGCGTGGCCGGGCGACCCGACCCGGCCCGTGTTCGACCGAGCCTTCGTCGTACCGGACGGCCTCGTCGTCATCGGCCACTTGGGCAGCTCGTTGCAGCAGTCCGTCTGGCACGTCGTCGCGCTGCCGTAGGACCGTCCCGACCATCGTCGGGTCGCGTGACCTGCGCCATCCGCGCGATCGAGCGGGAGGTGGCTCGGTGGTGGCTGTCTGCGGTTGGGCCGAGATTCGTTGATGCCGCTGGCTACCGGTCAGCAACCCTCGGGGAGTGCGGGCCGGGCTGACAGGGCTCCCCAGCCCCCGATGCACGGTCAGCGTTGAGGCATCTTCAAAGGCTGTTCGTCTCGGGCCGATGACCCAGTCCACAGGGCAAACCAGCATCCCAACCGGGGCGCGAAACGGGACTCCTGCCGAGTGTCAGAACCCACCTCTTGCCGAGGAGTAATCAACACGGAAAGTCCTCCCAATCCGGCAGGAGGTGGAGATGCCGGTGACTCCCTGAGCGTCGCGATCAGCCTCGTTCGACGTTCGCCATCCCACCGTCGCGAGGTGATCAGAGTCTTCGGGGCGACCTTCTCCGAGCGAGTCGGAGGAAGAAAGTCCCGCACGCGAACCCGAGGCTGCCGAATGTCCCGGCGGCCCACGCCCCACTCACACCGCCGACTACCAGAGCCACCAGACTCATCGCGCCTTGCGGGCTGGCGAGCAACATGGCCGACGCCCACACAACGCCGCCACCGAACGCGCCGACAAACATTGCGAACCATGCGTCCGGCACAGGCGCGAGCACGCGAACCGCCAGACCAACGCCGAAGAAACAGGAGATGACCACGGCGTAGAAGACCACGCTCGACGACACCGCGTCTGGGGCGAGCCCCGAGAGCGCGAGCCCGAGTGGCATCGCGAGGGCGGCGACAACGCCCGCCGCAATGGCGATGCCGACGTGGGCGCGCGACACAACTGGCATACCGTCCTCCGCGCCCGGCCACCTGCTCCTCTTCGCAGGCGCCGGCCTCCATTATTGCGCGGTCGTCCAGCCGCTGATGGCCACCGAGAGGGCGAAATCGAGGCCAAATCGGAAATCAACCGCCATCTCCACCTCCTGCCGGACTGGAAGTCCTCTTGCTGCCGCACTCGAGCCGACCTGAAGGCCCGGTTACGGCGCCTGTGACGCGGACGTCACGACCAGCGGCAGGTTGGGCGGCACGGCCCCGTCCTGCCAGTCGGCCAGCGTCGCCGGGGTGCACTTCGCGGCTGACAGGACGAGGCCGCCGCTTGTGGTGTAGGGGAAATAGCAGCTCAGCCCGACCGCGCGTTCACGGCCGCCGTCGAGCGTCACCAGCGCGGCGACCCAGGTGTCGATGCCGTATGTGAGCCGCGGGGTTCGCTGCTCGCCCCCGTCGGTGACAAAGTGGCTCGGAAGCGAGACCCACTCGACCTGCACCACCTGCGACCGCTCCGCGTCTGAGAGCGCGGACCGCGCGCCGCTCGAGATCACTCCACACTCGTCGCGTGCCGGTGGGCAGGCGATCTGGGGGCCGATCCAGATGCCGTCAACGAGCCGGGCTCCTGGATCCGTCCAGTGCCCGTGGGCTGCGCCGCCACAGCCCGCGACGATCGCCCCGAGCATGAGCCCCAGGAGAGCACGAGCGGGCACGCCAAGCCTCGACACGGCGCCATCTTGGCCACGGACGGCGGCCCGGGGCAACTGCCCAATGGGACCTGTCGAGCAGGCTTCGACTTCTGCCCCGCCTGAGGAGGCGCGAGCTGCCTGCAATCGCAGTTTGAGTGACGCCATCGCCCGTGCAAGGTTGCATCCCTAGAACAGGCGTGCGACTCCGGACCTATCGCGCGATGGCGCGGCAGTCATTCCCCGCGAGCAGCGGGAACCTCCAGATACGCTCCTCGGCGAACGCCAAGGAGCCCACCGCCACAAGGGAGCCAGCGACGCGGCAGTTCGACTCCGTGGGTGGTCGCCGTCAAATGGCCGAGGATTGAACCCAGATGCTGCCATCTGAGCCCGGAAGTGCTTCTCGGCGAAGACGTCGGGGCTGCTCCCGCTAGGTTCTGACGAACACCCAGCCCAGCACCGCCATGACGACGACCACGCCCATCATCACGAGGTAGTAACGGCGAACGAGTCCGAGAATGTTCATGATCGCCTCTCCATGGCAGCGGTCGCGGGAACCGAAGTTCGCGTCAGGTCTCGGCGCGATCCCGTGGGCCGACCTCGTACCGGCGTTCTGCGAAAGCGGCGACGGCCGGCGAATGCGTTGCGACCAGTATCGTCGCTCCGATCAGGTCGCGCTTTGGGCCAGACCCTCGGGTTCGGGCAGACGCGGCGCCAGGATCCACACGAGCTGGGCGGTCGTCGTCGCGCCAACCTTGGACCGAGCGTTCGCCAGGTGGTGCTTCACGGTCGAGTGCGACAGACCCAGGCGGTGGGCGGCCGCCTTCTCCGACCCGGCGACGAGGACGGCCGCGACCACCCCGACCTCCCGGTCCGTCGCGCATCCGGCGGGGCGGTCCCTCACGCCAGCCGCCTCGCCGCGGCGATCCACTCATCGCGGCCCTCAATCGGCATGTCGTAGGTTGAAATCGCGCGTCCAACACCAGTCAACGCGGGTATCGCCCGAGAGCGTGGTGTTGCGATGGCCCCGAGTGCGCCCACGGGCGCCAGCGGGCGCGCCTGTGGCGTCGTCGGCGTTGGGTTGGTCGCTGACGCGCATGTACGTCTTTTCGGCGGGACCGAGGGCGTTATACACGCCGTCACGCCAGGAGCCATCGAGGCTGACGCCGTAAGGAGGATCGGTCGTCAGGAGCTTCGGCTCGGCGCCGTCGAGCAGGCGGGCCACATGGTCGCCATTCGTGCTGTCCCCACACAGGAGGCGATGCTCGCCGAGCTGCCAGAGGTCGCCGGGCTTCGTGCGCGGTGCCCGGCGCGCCTCCTCCAGCGCTTCGTCGAGGTCGAACGCCTCCGTCCGCTCCCGCTTCTCGCGGACTTCGAGCTTTCGGAGTAGGTCCCCGATCTCGTCCTCCCCAAAGCCCGAGAGCGTGAGGTCGAGCTCGGGCGTCGCCTGCAAGTCGGCCAGCATGCGTGCCAGGAGCTGGTCGTCCCAGGAGCCGCTGATCTTGTTGAGGGCGAGCCCGAGGACACGTGCCTGCTCCACGCTGATGTCGAGCCAGGTCACGGGGACAGTGGTCAGCCCGAGCCGTCGTGCTGCCACGAGGCGCTGGTGGCCGCCGATGACCGTTCGGTCTTCACGCCGAGCGAGCACCGGCTGGACGAAGCCGAATTGGCGCAAGCTCCGTTCGAGCGCGTCGAGTTCGTCCTCGCTGATCCGGCGCGGGTTGGCGGGATCGGGCCGAAGCTCCTCGATCGGGACCTGGTCGACGGTGAGGGAGGGGAGCGAGGCTGAGGTGGTCATGCGAGGAGGGCCCTCCGGGTGTTGTCGTCTATGAAAACATCTGTTCTATGCAGGACGCACCGTCGGCTGATCCCCGAGACCAGGCCATTCGCGCTGCGCTGCGCGACGTCGCCGCTCTGGCCGCGATCGTCGCGGGGGAGTTCCACGCGACCTATGTCGGACCCGACCGGGCGGGGTACCTGCACGTCCTCGGCGACTACCTCGCCGATTTGGGCGGGCCGCTCGAGGACGGACCGAACGGACCAGTGGTCGCGGTCGATGGGCGACGGATCGTCATACGGTTTGGCCGGACAGGCGGCCCTCGGTAGGATGGGGGAGTGGCAGGACAACCCGAGCTCATCGATGGCTGACGAGCAGGCCGAGGCGAAGGCGCTCGCGGCGCACCGCCGTGATCTGAACCGCCGGCTTCGGGCGGCATTCATCGCAGGCGCCGAGGAGGACTCGCGCTCGAGGCTCGGCCGCGGGCTCTCCGAGGAGGAGCTCCGGCGGGTGTTGCGCCGGTATCCAGGGGACCTGCCCAGGCGACAGCCTGGTCGGATTGTGACGAGGCCGGAGACGGTGCAGAGCCTCGTGGATCCGCTCTCCCCTCCAGGAAGGTGCGGTTCCCGACGCTGGTGACGCTCGACTGCAGGCACCTAGACATTGTGTTGAGCGTGGGCCGGGTAGACCGCGCCGATCGGAAGGGAAGAGGAGCGGGCCACGCTCCCGAGCGTAGTTGCGGTGTCCGCTCGCAGATACTGGGACGTTGTACCTGTGATCAGGTACGGGCAGCCGGGCCGCGCCGCGAACCGAATGGGCGGGTCCGGGCAAGATAGGTCGGTGGAGGCAAGATCGGACGCCCAAGTCATCGCCGCTTCGCGAGTCGAACCGCGCGTGTTCGCGGCGGTTTTCGATCGGCACTACGACGCCGTGCATCGCTATCTCGCCCGCCGGGTTGGATCCGACCTAGCCGACGACCTCGCCGCCGACACGTTCACCACGGCCTTCGACGCACGCCGCCGCTATGACACCGCGCACCTAGACGCGCGCCCGTGGCTCTTCGGAATCGCCACGAACCTCCTGCGCCATCACCGCCGCGGGGAAGCTCGCCGGCTTCGGGCCTACGCCCGTCTCGATCGCCCCGCCGACCCGGACGGCGGCTTCGGGGGGATCGAGGCCCGAGTCGACGCCGGCCGGGCGGGACCGGCGATCGCCGACGCATTGACCCGTCTCTCGGCGGGTGATCGCGACGTCCTGCTCCTCTTCGCCTGGGCCGACCTCCGGTACGAGGACATCGCCGTGGCGTTGCGGATCCCGGTCGGGACGGTGCGATCGCGGCTCCATCGCGCACGGCGCCGAGTCCGTGAACTACTGGTCGACTCCGGGCAATACCTGGGTGCCGACACCCTCACGGAGGCTCTGGAACCCGATGGATGAGATGGACGCCCTGCGGACCCTCGGAGGTGATGTTCCGCCCCCGGAGCCGGCGGCGAAGCGGGCCGCCCGCGCGGCGCTCGTGGCCCATGCCGAGGCCCGTTCCAGCCGACCGCGGTGGCTGCCGGACGGCCGCCTGGGCTTCAGGCGAGTTCGCGTCGTTGGCGCTCTGGCCACCCTGGGTCTCGTGGCGGTACTGGCCAGCGGCCAACTCCCGGTCGGGCCCCGGCCTGATCCTGCGGCGGCCGCTGCCCTGAACCATGCCGCCGACATCGCCGCCGCCCAGCCGGACACGGCTGGAGACGGCTATCGATACACCAAGTCCGAGGGGGCATATCTCAGCGGTATCGGTGGTGGGCCCGAACACCCGAACGGCGTGTGGGCGCTCGTGCCGGTCAGTCGCGAGATCTGGATCAAGCCCGACGGTTCTGGGCGGATCGTCGAGTCGCGGGGCGAACCGATCTGGTTCGGCCCAGCCGACCGTGCGGCGTGGCAGGCGGAGGGCTCACCCGATCTGCGCGGCACACCCTTCTCCGACACGCGGTTCGGTCCGACGCCTCCCGGCGCCGACCCATGGGTCCCGCAGCCCTGGCCCGGCAGCCTCTACTACCAGAACGTCGATGCCCTCCCCACCGACGTCGGGACACTTCGCCACATGATCGACGAACGCGCCGCGGCGAACGGCGGTGGAGCCACCGATTACGAGCGGTTCACGATCGTCGGCGACCTGCTTCGAGAGACGGTCGCGGCGCCGAAGGTGCGCGCTGCGCTCTACCGGGTCGCCGCGAGTCTGAATGGGGTAGAACTCGTTGGCTCGATGACCGATCGAGCCGGAAGAACAGGGACGGCGGTCTCGATGACGAATGACCAGTCCAGCCGTGGCCTCGAGCGGCGCGTTCTGATCTTCGACCCGCAGACCTCCTCGCTGTTGGCTGAGGAGGACGTTCTGCTTCACAAGGTGGACTGGCTCGACGCCGAGCCCCCGCTGGTCATCGGCTACAACACCTACGTCACGTCCGAGATTGTCCCGACCATCCCGTAGCAGGTGCTCGAGGGTGTCCGCGACATCACCGCGCGCACATTCGCTCGAGTTCTTCGCGGTGGGTGAAGCTGGCCTGTGCCTCATCGATGCAGCCGCAGCGATCGAAGAGGCGAGCCAGGTGCCAGTGGACCGTCTTGGTCCGGATCCCGAGTTGAGCCGCCGCACCCTTGCGTGAGCCGGTCTGACAGCGAGCGAGCAGGACCTCGAGCTGCCGGTGGGTCGGGCTCGCGCCGAGCGGACTTGAGAGCTCGCCGCGCAGGTATCCGTCCCTCACGCTGATCTGACCCGGGCGGCCGCTTCCCACTCATCGCGGCCCTCGATCGGCATGTCGTAGGTTGAAATCGCGCGTCCAACACCTGTCGGGCGCGCCATTTCAACGGATCCACGAAGGCAACGAGCCGATAACTCTCCCGAGGATCGAGTCGAACCGTTCAACTGATGCCGATCCGGATCGCGGCACTGAGTAGAACGGCCGTTGCACCCAGGCCCAGGGCGACGCCGACGATACCCGCTGCGGTCAGCATTCCGATCCCAATCAGGGGCCCCGCGGAGAGGAAGGCCACGCCGAAGTTGATGACGGCAAGGCGTAGGTTCGAGGCACGCCCAAGGACGTGACGCTGCCGGCCGTGAGCGGTCGGATCGCCAGGTCCGATCGCAGGGATCAAATGGGTCGCTGAGGCCACGATCGTCAGCGCGATCCAGCCGCCGACGAGCGGACCAGCGACGGCTTCGATGGACCAGCCGGCAGGGTCCGCCCCAAACACCAGTACGCGGCCCGCAGCGATCGCGATCCCGATCTCGAACCAGACGATCGCTGAGACGAGACCACCAATCGCGTAGCGGTGCCACCCTGGATCGGTC